ATAAACGCACAGTCAATCTTGATTCCTTCAGGATTTGCAACTGCGGGACAACCAGCGTTCTATGTGGGTAGTTCACCATTTACAACTGACCCTGAAAATACAGATAACCAATATTATAGATTATTCTCTCGTAAGTTCTCATTATTATGTAATGGTGGATTTGACGGATGGGATATCTATAGAGAATCAAGAACTAATGTTGATAGATTCGTATTAGGTAAAGCAGGATACTTGAATGGAGCTTGTTCTTCAATCAAATACCCAACGGCAACAGGATGGGGAGCGTTTAAACAAATCTCAGTAGGTGATAACACTATTGATTGGGGTAATACTGACTATTACGCTTACTTATTAGGACAAAAGAGTTTCTCTAACCCTGAATCAGTTAATATTAACGTATTTGTAACACCTGGTATTGACTATGTAAACCATAGTAACCTTGTTGAATCGGCAATTGAAATGATTGAATACGATAGAGCTGACTCATTGTATATCTGTACAACTCCTGACTACCAAATGTTTACACCGTCATCTTCAGACCCAACGGATTTAATATATCCAACTGAAGCGGTAGATAATTTAGATGGTACAGGAATAGATTCTAACTACACAGCTACTTACTATCCTTGGGTACTTACAAGAGATTCGGTAAATAACACTCAAATCTACCTTCCAGCTACTGCTGAAGTTTGTAGAAACTTAGCGTTAACCGATAACATTGCATTCCCTTGGTTCGCTGCGGCGGGTTACACTCGTGGTATCGTAAATGCGGTTAAAGCACGTAAGAAGTTAACACAAGAAGATAGAGATACTCTATACAAAGGAAGAATTAACCCAATTGCTACTTTCTCAGATGTAGGAACAGTAATTTGGGGTAATAAAACTCTTCAAGTTAGAGAATCAGCTCTTGATAGAATCAATGTTAGAAGATTGTTACTACAAGCTCGTAAATTGATTTCAGCAGTTTCTGTGAGATTGTTGTTTGAACAAAACGACCAAAAAGTAAGACAAGATTTCTTAAATGCGGTTAATCCGATATTAGATGCTATCAGAAGAGATAGAGGTTTATACGATTTCCGTGTAACAGTTTCTTCAGATACTGCAGATTTGGACAGAAACCAAATGACGGGTAAGATTTATATCAAACCTACAAGGTCTCTTGAGTTTATAGATATAACATTCTTTATAACACCAACAGGAGCATCTTTCGAAAATATCTAATAACCTTAAATGACAGACCGGTAGAAATATCGGTTTGTCATTATATTTAATAATATGAGAGTTTATTTAATTGAAACTGTAAGAGAAGAATTTACACCTGATACCGTATATTGGGCGTTTGACTGGGATGATAATATTTTAACAATGCCCACTCAGATTGTTCTATTGGACGATAAAGGTGAAGAAGTTCTTATGTCTACTGAAGATTTTGCTGAACATAGACATCAAATCGGTGTTGAACCTTTCAAATATAAAGGAAAAAATGTTGTGAGTTATGCAAATGACCCATACAGATTTTTCTCAACCAAAGGGGACAAACGTTTTTTAATCGATGTGATGTTTGCTAAAGAAGGTCCTGAATGGGATAAGTTTGTTGAGACAATAAATAACGGTTCAATCTTTGCAATCGTCACTGCTAGAGGACATTCACCATTAGTGATACGTAAAGCTATAGAAAACATGATTGAGTCCAATTATAAAGGAATCAATAAAAAAGAATTAGTGAAAAATTTAAGAAAATACCGTCATTTTGCTGAAGAAGACGATATGAGTAATGATGAATTAATTAACTCTTACATGGATATGAATAAGTATTATCCTGTGACTTATGGACAAGGTTCTGCCGCTCAACCTGAAAAATTAAAAGTAGAAGCTTTAAAAGAATTCCATAATTATGTTAATTACATATCAGGAATTTTACATAAACCATCATACTTAAAGAATTTAATATCAAATAAATTTGTACCTAAAGTAGTATTTTCAGATGATGATAAAAGAAATATTGAATATGCACATAAGAGTTTAAGTAAAGACCCTGAAAGCAAATTTGAATTTATATTAACACAAGGAGGAAAGAAACAAAGATATGAACCAGAGAATTAATAACCAGTCTAGTATAAATTTCTTATAAAAAAAACAAAAGTAAAGAGAAAAATTTTTAAACTAGATATTTATAAAAAAACATAAAATAAAAAAATTAAAAAAATAACAATATGGCTGATTTACTGATGAAAATGCCGGTACCTTACGAACCCAAAAGGCAGAACCGATTCATATTAAGTTTTGATTCAACTTTAGGTATAAATGAATGGTTCGTAGAAAGTTCTTCAAGACCACACATAACAATTAATCCAACAGAAATTCCATTTTTAAATACTTCAACATATGTTGCGGGTAGATTTACATGGGGTGTTATTAACGTTACATTCCGTGACCCAATAGGACCTTCGGCTTCACAAGCTTTGATGGAATGGGTTAGATTATGTGCTGAGTCAGTAACAGGTCGTATGGGATATGCTGCGGGTTATAAGAAAAACGTTGAAGTTAGCATGTTAGACCCAACAGGTGTTGTTGTTGAGAAATGGATATTAGAAGGAACTTTCTTAAGTGATGTTAACTTTAATAGCTTGGATTACAAGTCTGATTCATTGGCAACAATCACGGCTTCTTTAAGAATGGACCGTTGTATTTTAGTATACTAATAAAAAAAACAATACAAAATTTTGTAAAATCCTGTATATATTGTTATACAGGATTTTTTTATGGGAGAATATTCAGGATACACATGTAATAGATGTGGAAAAGTGTTTGAAACTAAGGAAGAGTTCATTAAACAACACAAAGAAGAAGTTAAAAATGAAATTAAAGATTGATTTATTCAACTCTTAAATTATTTTTATAATAAAATCAAAATATGATGGATAAAGATTTATACCAAGCAGCAACAGAAAATTTTAATTTACCACACGACATGGTTCAACTACCATCTGGTGGAATTTTTTACAAAAGTAAGAAAAAATCAGTTAAAGTTGGTTATTTGACCGCTGTTGATGAAAATTTATTAAGTAGTTCTAATATAGAAAGAGACGGATTAATGATGACTCTTTTAAGAAGTAAAGTTTATGAACATGATTTAAGACCTGAAGAGTTATTGGATGTTGATATTCAGGCAATTTTGTTATTTTTAAGAAACACTTCTTTTGGTCCTGAATATAATATGTCAATTTTAGACCCAAAAACTAATAAGTATTTTGACTCAACAATTGTATTAGACGAACTTAATATTACAAGACCAACAAATGTTCCTGATGAATCAGGTTTTTTTGAGACAACATTACCAAAGACAAAGGTGGTAGTTAAGTTAAAACCATTATCATATGGTGAAGAAACAGAAATTGAAAAATCTTTAGAAAAATATCCTGCGGGATTGGTTCCACCTACTGTAACGATGAAATTACAGAAACAAATTGTAGAAGTTAATGGTGATACTTCACTTTCAACTATATCTAAATTTGTAAATGAACTTCCAATCTTGGATTCGAAACATATTAAGAATTTTTTAAGAGAAAACGTACCTTCATTGGACCTAAAAAGACAAGTTAAAACCCCATCAGGAGAAATAGTTACAGTTCAAGTAGCGTTTGGGGTTGAGTTTTTTCGTCCGTTCTTCCAATAATAGGGAATATCTGCTCAATAGTTACTATTTGATGGCAAAACATCTGAATACTTCTTATTCGGATTTTATGTCTATGCCGTCATTTGAACGTGAATTTTTATGTAATCGGATTATTGAAATAAACACTCCGTCATCATAAAAATATAAATCAAATATTTATTTAAAAATGAATAACTATGTTTGGACCTCCTGATGATAAAGATAAAACAATTGCTGACCAAATAGCTGACGGTCTAAGTGGGACTAAAAAAATTAATGATGAATTTGCTGATATAAATACTACTGCGTTTAGTATTAAAGGTGTATTTGAAAAAATAAATGATATAATTAGGACCAACGGACTTGAGTTTGAACAAATAAATAAAGTTCTTTTGGGTGTTGATAAATCAGCAACATCTATCGCAAAATCATTTGGAACTGGACGAGAAAATATTGCTCAATTAAAAATTGCAATGGGTGATGCTTATGTTGAAGTTGCAAAAATGGGTGGAAAGTATACGGATATTGCGTCAATACAAGCGAAAGTTTCGGCTGATTTGGGTAGAAATGTTATTTTACAAACAGGAACTATTGAAAAGTTATTTGCGGTACAACAAGTTACAGGACAAAATGCTGAAGTAATTACTAAATCATTTAAAGATGCTGGAATGAGTGCTAATTTAGCTGCTGAAAAAATGGGTAACGTTGTTAATATTGCAAGAAGTCAAGGAGTTAACGCTCAGGCGGTATCTAAACTTGTCGTCGACAACATGAGTAACTTAAACATGTATACATTTCAAGGTGGAGTTGACGGTTTAGCAAAAATGGCCGCTCAAGCGACCTCAATGAGGATTAATATGCAAGATACGTTTAGATTTTCTGAAAAAGTATTTAATCCTGAAGGTGCTATTGAGACTGCGGCGGCTTTACAAAGATTAGGTGTAACACAAAGTCAATTATTAGACCCATTAAGATTGATGGATTTGGCTCAAAATGACCCGACTGAATTACAAAATCAAATAACTCAAATGACCCAACAATTTGTTCAACTTAACGAAAAAGGACAATTTGAAATTATGCCTGATGCTAAAAGACAACTTAGAGAAATTGAAACTGCAATGAGTTATCCTGCGGGTTCTTTATCTAAGATGGCGTTAGGTGCTGCTGAAGTTGCGGACAAAATGAGTAAAATTAGATTTACAGGTGGTTTTAGTGAGGATGAAAAGAAATTTATTGCTAATATGGCTGAAATGGGTCCTGGCGGTACTTACACTTTAAAAGTTGATGGTAAAGATATGGGGATTGACAAAGCCATGGATTTATTTTCTAAAGACAATGACAAGTTTAAACAATTTATGAAAGATTCCAAACCTAAAGACATGGAAGATTTAGCTAAAGAACAATTAGATACGATAGCCAGTATTGATGCTAATGTTGCATCTATGATGAATAGAGTTCCAATGGCGTTTTCAACTTCAAAACTTGGGGAAGATATTTTAGAGGGTTATCGTAAAGTTGCTGAAGTACCGGCCACAGCTTTTTCTGAAGGAGGTGCTTATAATACAAAAGATATGAGAGAAGGTTTAAATTCTTTTGAAGGAGATATGAAAGCTTTTATTAAAGATTTTTCAACAAATGAATATAGTGAATCTGAATTTACCGCGAAAGCTATGGAATATTTTAAAGGGATTTACAATTTTGTGATAGAAAATAATAAAAAAGTTGGTAAAAATTTCCAAAATCAATTACCAGATGGTGAATATAGCACGAATGATTTCATACTAAAAACACACCCGAAAGATTCTATAGTTTTTACTCCTGATATGATGATTGGTGGTACTAATTTATTTGGTGGACAACAAAATAGTATGAGTGAAACTAAAAATACTAACGATATTAATCTAAATGTTACATTAACATCAAATGGTGTTGATTTAAATCAAATGACTAAACGAGACGTATTAGAACCATTAGTTGAACATATGAAACGAATTTTAGACGGTGATGGATTGTTAAATAAAAATGGTAAAACACCAAATCCAATGTTTAATTATCAGGTTTCATAATATTAGAAATAAAATTTGAGGTATTTATTAATAAAATTATTCGATGTCAGATAGTTCATTATCATTCGCTTCAACCTCGACGTTTAGAAACAACCTTTTAGGTAGAAATCTTGCTCCGTACACTGTTCAGGGTATTTTTACACCCCCAATAAGTAATGTTGCGTATGAAACAGTTTTAACTGTTACAAATGTAATAGATTCTCCTGATAACTTGATTGCTGATGATGTCTTTGCTAATCAACTTTATCCATTGAATGAATATGGACCAGATGGGGGGTATAATACAACAATTACCTTTAACGGTCCTCCACTACCTGTGGCATCTAATAATGGTGAATATAGTCCTAATGACACTGTATTAGACATTATAAATGAAGCGACGATAAATGCTCAATTTATTGAAAATAGATTTGGACCAACTGGAGGATTTAATGATTTGTTTGAGGTTGAAAATATTCAGTTAAACGGTATTACAAACAATCCTTATTGGCAACCACCAAGTTTTTTACCTTCATTTTATACTCCATATGAGATTTTAACAAATGATAATCCAAATGGTTCTAATGGTTTATTGTCTCAAGATTCTTTCATCGCAAGAATTGGTGCTCAAAGACTACAATTCGCGTTTCAACAAAGAGTTGCCGCTGAAATTTTCCAAAACACTGTTGGACAAGTTAATTTAGCGTCTTTACAAGACCCTTTTCAAGCTAGTTTAATTGTTACGGGTCAACAACCCCTAATTTATAAGAATTGGAGAATTACAGTTCCTGAGAACCCAATATTAAGAATTGTTGATTTAGCAACGAGATTATCATCCGCTTATTGGCCAGTTTCACCAATACCTGGTGATTACTTTGAGATGGGAGGTGTTCCTCAAAATCAACAAACTTCATTGGCTTTAAACGTTGCTAATCAGTTAACAGGTGGATTTTTAGGACCCGTATTGAATATTACAAGAAATCCTTCTGAAACATTTTTAGCGAATACAGGAAACGGACAAAGGTCGGCGTTATTTGCTAATATTGATTATAATAGATATCAACCACCATACGATAAAAATTATGGTGGTATTTTGGGTGTTGTTTCAGGTGTTGCCGATTTAATTACTAATTTAATAAATCCAGATAACGGAACACTTATTGGTGGTTATTATGTTGGTAGTAGAAACGCTGAACCGTCATCAATTACTTCACCACCAAATCAAGTACCAGTTAATGTCTTTGGTGAACAAGTTCAAGCTCCTGTTTATGGACCATCTGAATTAGGTATTTTATATGAAGGTAACCAAGAAGTTTTAAATTTCGGTTTAGCTTCTAAAACATATAGTGATGGTGGTGGTATTGGTGGACAATTTGTATGGGTTTCACCAAAATATAAAGATAATGCTGGTTATAGACCAACAGTTGGCGGTGGTGTGGGTAGTGCTGACGAAAATTACAATGAAATTAGTAGTGATTACACTCGTAATGAGTCAACAAATATAACATTTAAGGGTAATTCTATTTTAGATAATACCCAAAGATTAATTGATTCGGCGGATAATGTTCAAGGTGTTTCAAGATTAAAACATGTTGGTAACGCTATAAATCAAGTTAGTAAAGTTTTCAATGACGGATACAAAGAAATGACTAAAGGTTCTAAAGTAGTATCTTATATTGATAACACAACAGGACAGGAAGCTGGTACTGAATATTGTAGGGTATTTGCTAAAGATACTCCATATCTGATGTATAATGATTTACAAAAAACGGATGGTATAACCACTTCAGGGAGAAGAAGTACGTTTTCTGTATTAGATAATACTTTTAATTTAAACATAGCTCCAACAAGAAATCCTGGCTCAACAAACATTATTCAAGGTGGTGATGGTAGTGGTGGATATGTGAAAAAATACATGTTGTCAATTGAAAATTTGGCATGGAAAACATCAAGTAGACCTGGTTTTACTTATGATGACTTACCTGTTTGTGAAAGAGGACCGAATGGTGGTAGAATAATGTGGTTTCCACCATATAATCTAAAATTTAGTGATTCTTCAAATGCTCAATGGAATTCAACATCTTTTTTGGGTAGACCTGAGCCAATTTATACATATAAAGAGACCTCAAGAACGGGAACTCTTTCATTTATGATAATTGTTGATAACCCTTCGGTTACAAATCTTATAGTTGAACAACAACTTAGTGGAAAAGATAAAGGAAGAATTGATTCTGTATTAAATTCTTTCTTTGCGGGATGTGCTAAATTTGACATTTATGAATTAGCAAAAAAATTCAATACATTGAAGCCAAGTGATTTGATGACTTATCAAGAAATCATTAATAACCCAAGATTAACTGAGGAAGAACTTGGTGAAATTATTAAAGAGATTCCTAAAGATAATACAACAACAAATGTAGGTGGGACAGGAACAGATATAGGTAATCCTGAAATAGTAGTTGCTAGTGGGGGAAATAATACTCCCGACCTTATAGGTCCTTTTGAAAATCAATTTTTAGAATTTGCGTTTTATTTTGATAACGACATTCCAGGACCAAGTAATAAAGAAACTGCTGACGTAGATTACCTATCAACTTACAATACGTATACCAATTCTAATAATATTACTACTTATGTTAATAATGCTCACAACATTTTTGTAACAGGTGATACAAATTATAATGTTCAAGAATTTTTTGATAATGTTGTTATAAATAACTTTAAAAAAATTACTGAAGGAGAAAATTCATTCGTTCAACAGTCTTATAGATTATTAAATGATAAAATTGTAAAATCTATCTCAATTGTAATGGAGGGTTCCGCTTCGGCGACTGCGACACCTGAATATAATAAAAAATTATCATTAAGAAGGATTGATTCAATTAAAAAGTATCTATCACAACCTATTAATGGGGTTAATTTAGGACCATTTATTGATGCGGGTACTTTTATTATAAAAAGTGAAACAGGATTTGGTGAAGAAATAGTTATACCTACATATAGTATTGAGGAGGGGGCTAATGGTACTACTGCGACTACTGTAAATTCAGGAACAGGATTAGATGTTGATTGTAAAAAAGATATTGTAAACAAAAGTGGTAACGTTACTTCCAGTTCACAAGTTTACGCAGCAAACGCAATGGCTTGTAGAAGAGTTAAAATAAAAAGTATTTCAGTCGAACCAAATGATGTAGAAAAACCAAACCCTGAAGAAAATGTGGTTAAAGATGTTGTTAGTACAGACGTAACAACTACTACAACTGAGACTGTAAAGGTTCCATTAAGACCACCTATACCTGCTCCGACTAAAACAATACAACAAAAATTAAAAGATAGTATTGGTAAACGAGTACTTAGAAATTTATTAACAGAATGTAATTATTTTGAAGTTATTAAAGAAAATGTTCCATTTTTATATGATTCATTTAAAGAGAGAATTAAGTATTTTAATCCTGCTTTCCACTCAATGACACCTGAAGGTCTTAACTCAAGATTAACATTTCTTAATCAATGTACAAGACCTGGTGAAACAATACCTGTGATTGGTACTGATGGAAAACCAAGAATTAATGATGCGGTTAATACTTCTTTTGGGGCGCCTCCAGTGTTGGTATTGAGAATTGGTGATTTTTATAATTGTAAAATAATACCTGATGGGGTATCATTTACATACGATTCTTCACTTTTGGATTTAAACCCTGAAGGTATTGGTGTTCAGCCTATGTTGGTAAATGTTAGTATGAATTTTAAAATGATTGGTGGTCATGGTATTGCGAACCCTGTTGAACAATTACAAAATGCTCTTTCGTTTAATTATTATGCTAATACTGAAATTTATGATGAGAGGTCAGTTTGGACTGAAGATACTACGGCTCTTGATAAACAAATTGCTGATGCATTAGGGTTAGAACCTGAGGTTACGACACCTGTTAATAATGTTGAACCACAACCAACAAATGATGGAGGGTCAACAATAGGTGAAATAATAACAAATAAACCTGTTGAAGGGGGTAGTGAAGGTGAAATAAGTTATTTAAAAATAATGGATTCACTCCTAACTGATTCAAAAACATATTTCACTACAATTGTAAATAAACTTGAAGAGATAAACACTAAATACAACTATGGTATAGTTCAATTAGTTAACCAAGATAGAAACTTTAAAATAGGGCCATTATCAACATCACAAGAGAATGAATGTGCGATATATGGTTCTCCATTTAACATTGAGGAAAAATTAGACAGTTTATTTAATCAAATCTATGAAGACATTAATAATGGGACAAATCCAATTATGTATGAATTTATTAATTTAGATTTTAACCCAAGTACTGACACAATTGTTGCTTCTAATATGACAAATTATATTGTTACGGAAATTCAAGATAAAGTTGCTGGAGATATCTCATTAGTTTTAACAGATATTTTAAATATTGAACAATCATTTATTCAAAATATTAGAAAGGCTAATTTAATAGTTGAAAAACATGACGGAAAAAAAGGTTTAAATAATTTACCATTAATTTACACATTAACATCAACTGATAATGTAAGTCCAACAACAGTGTCAAGTGCTACAAATACATTTGACGAATTGGAAGATGACCTTATTGATTTTGGAGTAACAATGGATAAGTTTAATGATTATTTAATTGAAAATGACATTATTACCGAATCTTATGATGGACCGGGTGAAATTCGACTTAAAAAAATAGAAGATACTGATATATCTAATAACTGTTTCTTTATGATATTAGGTAGAATTCTTTCACAAGACTCAAAGAAAGACGAATTTATAAACGCTTGTTTAAAAGGTATTTCAGATATCAATGAACCTTATAGTTTAGAAAATAAGTTTAAAAAAATAGTTAATGATTTATCATCATCCTACAGAAGAGAAATTGAAAAAGAGGAAGAATTTTTCCAAGATTTTAAAAAACAAAATGAATATAAAGATTATGTTGATGGTGTTGAAGAGAAAATGTATAAGTCAGGAAAGACAAGAAAGTTCACATTCTCAACAGTTACACCGGCAGATGCTGCTGTAGAAGAACAATTCCAACAATTGTATGATGGTGAAAATCACGGTGGTGATGACACATATTTAGGTAAGGTTAAATTAACAAGTTAATTATGGCGAACAAACAATTTTATAATAGATATAACAATTTTCTTATAAATGGTAATCAAACTGTGGTTCCTTATATTACGTTACCTTCAAAAACAACTGACAAACGATTCATTTATAAAGTAAACCAAACAAGATTAGATAAAATTTCACAACAATATTATAACTCACCTTTTTTTGGATGGTTAATTATGGTTGCAAATCCTGTTTATGGAGGACAAGAATGGAATATACCTGATGGTTCTATATTGACAATTCCTTATCCTTTGGTAACTTCCTTACAGGACTATAAAACAGCGTTAGACAACCACTTCTTCTATTATGGTAGATAATTCAGAAAATATTTTAGTAGATTACGATTACAATAATATTATTGTTGTTGACCCAAATAAAGTGGTTGATACAAATGGTAATGTTAAAGAAAGATATGTTAAACAAGAAAATTTAGTAATTTATGCTAATTTAGAATGTAATGTTTTACCAAGAACTAAATTAGCTGTTGGTTCATCTAATACTACAGATATTAAAACTGTTAGTATTGCGAGTATTAATTTTTTAAAACCTGGTAATAAAGAATTTATGGACATTGGTTATACTAATGAACTAACAGGTTTAAAAAAAGTTAATAAAAATGGTACAGAACAAAACAACCCTAACAACCTACAACAAAGTGCTAAAAATGATGATTATTATTTAAATCAGTCATCTAATTTAAATGGAGATGAAAGAGCTTCTGATAATGGTTTATTAGGTATTACTTCGATTAACATTAGACAAAATACATCATTTATGTCAACAATTACTGTTGAGTTAGAAGATGTTAGGGGAAAGGCGTTGTTTGAAAGTGGGAATAGTTCCCCATACGCCGCATTTTTTAATTTACCATACCCATTGTTCAATTTAACAATTAAAGGTTGGTATGGTAAAGCGTTAAAATTACCGTTAATGTTACAAAACTTTACCTCAAGATATGATGGTAATAGTGGAAATTTTAAAATTACTTTAACTTTTTACACTTATAAGTTTACAGTATTAACTGAAATTTCTATGGGGGCGATACAAGCAACTCCCCATATGTATAAGTCAAATGTCACAGTACAAAAACTTAGTGGAGGTCCTAATACAACAACACCTGTACAAGATGTTGTTTATGAACAAGGTTATCAAAAAATCAGAGAATTATATAGTGAATATAAAACTAAAGGATTAATACCTGATGATTTTCCAGAAATTACGGTTATACAACTTAAAAATAGAGTTGAAAACTTTATTAAAAATGTTTTAGATTCTTTCATAAAACAAAATTTGAATCCATTAAATAACATTCAAGATTATGAAAATCAAATGATTGATTATAAAACTAATGTTTATTATGGAAAATCAGTTATTAATCCAGGTTGGTTTGAAAAATACATGGATAAAGACAATTATTATGTCTTAAAAAATAGTGGAATTAAAATTTATACGTTTAAAGCGTTTTATAATACATTAGAAAAACAAACAAATGCTAAGAATAAATTAGAACAAATAATTGGTGATGGTAATAAGTCATTAAATTCTAATACAACACTTGGTGAAAATGGAACGTATACCATCAACAATGTAACAAAATCTTCGGCAATTGTTTGTAGTATTAATATTAATGATTTTCAAAAAATTATTCAAGATGGAGATATTGATTTAACCGAAACATATATTCAAAGAAATGGTGGAGCGATACCAACTACAGAACAACTTAGTGAGTTAGAACAACAACTTAAAGCAACTTTAAACTCAGTTGGTTCAATTAATCTGTCAAATGGTGAAACAAACCCAAAGATACCTTTTTATTATTTTGAGGGAGCTGGTAGTTTTTTAGATAAAACTAACCAAATTTTAAAATCAGTTAAAATAAAAAAAGAAGAAATACAAACATCATTAACTGACGCTTTGGGCGAAAAATTACAAAGTAAAAATACAGGAATTGGATTCGTCCCAACAATAAGAAATGTTTTAGCGGTTATTTTTGCAAATGGTGAGGCTTTCTTAAGATTAATGGAGGATGTTCATTCTAAAGCTTGGGATTTAAGAGATGAAAAAGTAAGAAAAAGTGCTATTTTGGGTACTAAACCATCAAGTGATAATTTAAATCCTGGTGAAAATGAAAATACCCCGATATACCCATGGCCTCAATATATTGTTGAAACAACAGGGGAGAATGGTAGGGGTAAATATGAAATTAGATATCCTGGTGAATCTGAAGTTATTGACCAAACAAAAGGTTTTGAATTTCAGTATTGGCCTGAAGTTGAATTTTTAGAAGAATTTGTTAGGGCTTTTACTGAAACTACACAATCTAAAAATCAAACACCACAAGATTTTTCTAATGAAGAAACTGATATTAAAAGAATTAGTTTTAATGCTATTGAATTTCCTGTGTCAAATGCTGTTTTTTCTAACAAAGAAGAAATTAAATTTTTCTATGAAATATTTGAAAGATTATTTTTTGTTACAAATTACTCAAGATTAAGTAGGATGAATTTTGATACTGAGTTTTCAGACAAAATAACGTCATTACTTGCTGACGGAGAAAAAAATAATTTATTAGTTAGTTTATCTGATGATAATCCGTTTTTAATTCAAAAGTTACAAAATTATGGAATAAATTCATCTAATTTCATTTCAATTTTAAGACATTTTTCTAATGATGGTGAAGGACAATCGTGGCAAAATTATATAAGAGGTATTTTTAACACTTCTTATATTAAAAATTTATCTCAAAATTCAAACTTTGAATTTTTAAATAAAAATATATTAAATGATTCATTATCTAGTCCATTAATCTCCTTAACTAATGAAATTGATTTAATTGAATTAGTTGGAAATTCTACTAAATCAAATGTATTTGATTTTTTAGATACATACCCATTCACAAATTTAGATTGGGTAAAAAATAATTTGGCGTATGGAACATCAATATTAACTGTTGAAAGTAGTTTTGATACTAGAAAAATACTCACATTTAATACTGATAATAAGATAATATCTAATTTTTCGGGTAACACCGGTTCATCCCAAAAAAGACCTATTACAAATTTTTTGTGGGGTACAAACCCAACACAACCACTAATAAGTAATACGACTAATTTATCTTCTTTTTATGATTCAAGATTACCTGAAAATCAGTTAATTACTGAAGGGGATGTTTATTATAATAATTATAGTGGATTTGTTACGAGTACTCAAACGACATCAATGTTCAATACACCATTCTTTGTTAACTCAATACAAGAGGGTGTTAGTAATTTTAGAAATAACGACCCATATCCATATAAAGCGGCTGCGTTTTTGTTTTTGAATAGTTTACCTTTAGCAACATTAAGGGAAAAATATAAAACATATGAAAACGGAGCGACAACTGATTTAGATTATATATTTGCAACAATTAAAAAATTTGGTGCAATACATAAAGTACCTTACGCTTGGATATTAAAAATTGGTTCAATTTGGAGTAGATATAAAACTTATGTTGAAACAGGTACTGACTTTTTGAATACTTCTTGGAGTAACTTTAATTATATATCAAACTATGACCCAATAACCAACTCACCTACAAAACAATATAGTTTAGTCGTTAATGGTGGGGCGATTGATATTATTTTAGAAAAAAATACAGTAATTGGGACTGATACTAGTTCATTAATTCATTCGGGATTTTATCCTAAATTAATTAATGACTTCAATGTCTTTTATCAAGGATTTCAAATATATTCAACTTATACTAATTCAGATATCCAAGATGGATTTTCTTCAGGTGTGACTCTTAACTATGTTGATAGTGCAATTATAGATTATGCAAATGGTTTTGATGAAAATAATACTGATAGAAGTTTAAGAATAATTCCTTGGTCGGTTACTGTTAAGACATTAGATGATAAATTTAATTATGTTATACCATCTCAAGGTTCACCTATAAATCAAGTTAAATTTGAATGTTTTAGTAATGGACAAATAAAACAAGAGGTTTTAGGTAATCAATCAATGTATAATGGTTCAATTAGAACCTATTGGTCATCACCTCAGTATGGTTATTTTGATATTTCTAAAATAACAAAACCAAGTCCTGAACAGTATTTAAAAAATATATTATCAACATCAAAAATTCAGGAAAATTTTTCATTCAATGGTATTAATAGTTATTATAGTGATATTAGTGAAATTTTTTCAGTATTTGAAAAAGATGTTCTTGATAGATTTGAAAATGAATTTTTAAATTTCTCAAGGTCAGTATATGATTATAAATCTAATATTGTTTCAGAAGACGATACAGATATTGAGTATTCTATAAAGAATTTTCAATTCTTTATGAGAGAAATGATGAAAGTGCCATATAGTGGTGGAACAACCGGTACTCAAACAGTCGGAAACACTTCAGATGGTCAATTTATTCAAATAAATAAATTTTTGATACAGTTTTTGGAATATGATGTAGTGTTTAAATATGGTAATCCGTCTAATTTTGATAAAAGATTGTTTTACACTTTTTCTAATTTACCAATAACTGAACCATATACTTGGGATTCTTATAGAGTATCAACACCAAATGCTTTACCTGTTAATGGAGGGTCTGTTTCTTTATCTCAATCTCAAACAAATTATCCTGATTCTTGGAAAGCACTAAAGACGTATGTTGGTTTTTCTAATATACCTGATTTAATTTATAGTAATAATGGTTCATATATAACTGATTTCTTTATTGATTTAGATGTTGCTTTCAGTGTGTCAAATATTAAGAATTTTGCACCAATTATTAAAATTTATGCAACACAAAAACTTAATCAAAATCAAACAAACGAGATTGTTCCTGAACAAGCACCTCCTGATATTTTTAATCCTGATGTTGCAACTGCGAATTTACAAAATGGGGTTAAAATTATTATAAAAAAAGAAAGTGCTTTTCCATATAACCCTAATTTTTATCCTATCGCATATAATAGTGATGGTCAAGTTTTATATACTGGGGAAAAAGAAGCACCTTTCCCACCAACTATATGGAATAACTATTGTCAACAATCAATTAACAATACAATTATATTATTATACGGTTCATTATCTACCAATCCTACTGACCCACAATATATTGTAGACCAAGATATACATGCCATTCGTAATTACCCAACAATACCAAATCCGTTGAGTAATGAAGGTAATAAGTCATTTACTGAAAGTATGACTGACTATTTACAACAATCAATGTCCTTTCAAGATAAAGTTACAAATAATTTATTCACCAGATTAAGATTAGATTTACCTAAAGTTACAATTAATAATTATAGAACACTAAATTCAAAATTAGATGGTGATTTAACTAAAAGAGATTTATGGGAATCTTTTAAAGCGACAAATGATAAATGGATTTCCGGTAATGATTTTAAAAATAAAACATTATTTGAAGATGTTCTTTTTTTAGATAGAGCTTCACGAGATATTGGTAATAAAGTTATAATTGACATATACAAGTTAAAAGAAAGATTGACTAACATCAATCCTAAAACTAACATGTTAACATATGTTCAATCGATTATAGAAGAGAACCACTTTGTGGTTATGAATGTTCCATCATATATGAATTTTTATAATGTTCAAGACGCCACCAAAAATCCTGTACCAAAAATAGAAGGTGTTGGAGATTTTGCTAATAGTCTTTTTGGTACGTTTATGAACGTTGATTATAGAAATTCGTCTTCAAAATTAGTATGTTTTTACGGTGGTAAACCAAGTGAACACTTAGCGGTAAATAACGTTGATTATAAATTTAAAGATGATGGTTTTGATTTGAAAAAAGATAATCCGTTAATTGAAAATCAAGTTGATAAGAAAGATTGGGATAAATCAAATAGAGTTGTTGGTTTTAATATTGATATAGGTACTCAAAACCAACAAATTTTTCATGGATTTTCTCTTTCACAAGATGCTGGATTATCTACCGCTGAGAGTATTCAAATTCTTAATGATATGACTGCTCAGGCAGGTAATAGACAGGCGGCAACACAAAACATAAGTTTATATAATTTATATAAAACTAGAAGTTACAAGTGTACAATTAATATGATGGGTAATGCCATGATACAACCAACAATGTACTTTAATTTAAGATATGTTCCTATGTTTAGTGGTCCTTATATGATTTTATCGGTTGACCATACAATATCACAAGGTAGTTTTGAAACAGTTTTGACTGGTATAAGACAAACAATATATTCATTACCACAATTAGATGATTATTTACAAACATTGAAAGTTAATTTATTGCAATCTATTATTGAAACAACAATGACTCAAGAAAGACAAAATTCTACAACGGCTACGACTCAATCTTCAGGTAGTGTACTTACAGATAATGCTTTAATAGGTTCATCAAATACCCAAGATAATACCCAAGTTTCAACCGCTATAAATGAGGCTTGTAAACCAACTGAAAAATATTCATCATACACCCCAATTGACGGTCCTACAAAAACTGAAATAAGTTATTTGGATATGTATAATACTATTACTTCATTAACAACAAATAAAACTTTACAGTATTTAATTTTTTCAAGTTTTTATATTACATCAAGTAAACAAGCTAATTTTAGTACTTATGAAAATAATTTCGCAGGTATTACTATTAATCAATATTGGGCAAATACTGGAGACGCTTATTTTAGTTCTGATAGGAAATTTTATTGTTCAGTTAACAATAAACCTTACGCTAAATTCTCAAGTGTTGAAAATGCTATACAATTTTTAATTGGTAGGTGGTCAGGAAGAATTGGAACATTAACAGTTACTGATGAAAATTTGGCGAAGTTTTGGGCAATTAACGCTAACCGAGCCGAGGCTGATGAAAATAAGTGGAATAATATATCTCAGGAAACTAAAGACATTTTAATTAATGATATTAATGAAGCGGTTACTATATTCAACGCAATGGAATTATAAGAATAATTTTTATTATATCACAGATATTTATTAAGAAAAAGTATATGACAACCAAACAAATTTTAGATAATTATTTAGGTAAAAACACTCGAATTACAGAAAGAGACTCTGGTAATGGGTATAAAGAAGTTTGTGATTTAGACACAGGTGATTGTTTCACAGTTAGAATGAAAGATGGTCTAATAGAAAGATTTGATAATTCAGTACAAAAATCAAAAAAAATCCAAGTTGAAACAACTACAGGGATTAAACAACTATTAAATGGTTAAGAATATGAAAATTGATTTAAAAATTATAGAAGAATTACAGAGACATAACCAAATTAATAGTTATATCACTGAACAAGAAGTTGCATTACCTCCGGCGCCAGGTGGAGAACCTGGTGGTGAATCACCATTACCTCCTCCTCCTGCAGACGCTACTGCAGGTGCAACACCTCCGACACCACCTCCAGCACCCGCAGAAACTTCGGCTCCTGTTAATACTGAAACTGACCCTGATGTTGAAAAATTAGATGACGAAGGTAAATCTGAGGAAAAGAAAGAAAAAGGTAAAGAACTTGAAATAACTGATTTAGTTAAGTCTCAAAAAAATATTGAAGACAAACAAGAAGAATATTTTGAAAATTTGTTTAAACATATTAATGATTTAGAGACAAAACTTTCTAATATGGATAATATTGTTAATAAACTAAATGATTTAGAAAGTAAGATTGAAAAATATAGAGAAAGAACTCCTCAAGAAAAATTAGAATTGAGAAGTTTAGACTCAGGACCATTTAATCAAAAATTATCTCAATTTTTTGAAGATAAAGAAGAGGATATGGAAAAAACAGGTAAAAATGAATATGTTTTAACTCAAAAAGATATTGAAGACTATTCACCAATTGATATTAAAAAAAGTTTTAGAGATTTTGGTGATGAAAACATTGGTGAATATGTAAGATAATTTAACGGTCTTAGGACCGTTTTTTATCTAACGTATTTGACTATACTACGGCTGACACTTATACTTAGTAAACAATTAAATTAACACATATGGCGACAAACAATTCTCTGGACGCTGTTCTTGCACAGTACGAACAAGCGACAAAAGGTGGTTCATCTTCTACCTCAATGACACAAGATGAAAGAATGAAAAAATACTTTGCGGCTATCCTTAAGGATAACGAAAAACAAGGTCAAAAGAGATTACGTATTCTCCCTACAAAAGACGGCTCATCACCTTTCAAAGAGGTATGGTACCACGAAGTACAGATTGATGGAAAGTGGAATAAAATTTACGACCCTGGAAAAAACGACAATGAACGTTCACCGTTAACAGAAGTTTATGAAGAACTTATGTCAACAGGTAAAGAGTCGGACAAAGAACTTGCTAAACAATATAAAGCAAGAAAGTTTTATATTATTAAAGTTGTTGACCGTGATAACGAACAAGACGGAGTTAAGTTTTGGAGATTCAAACACAACTACAAAAACGAAGGGATTTTGGATAAGATTATTCCAATTTTCAGAGCTAAAGGTGATATTACTGACCCTGAAAAAGGAAGAGATATTATTTTGGAATTAACCAAAGCAAAAACTCCAAAAGGAGCAACATACACGGTAATTCAAACCATTATGTATGATGACCCAACACCTGTACATGAAGAAAAAACAATTTCTGATTCTTGGGTTAACGATGAGTTAACTTGGTCAGATGTTTATTCTAAAAAACCTGTTGAATATTTGGAGGCAATTGCAAGAGGTGAAGTACCTAGATGGGACTCAAATGCGGGTAAATATGTTTACGGAAATTCTGACGAATCTCTTGTTTCTTTCGGTGGAAACACACCAATAGTTGACCCACAAGCTGGCAACGAACCTGATGGTGATTTACCATTCTAATTCATTGAACTTGGACATCTATTTAAACAAGGTGTCCAAGTTCTTATTTTTTAACAAATTTTTAATTAACACATAGACATTTATGGCTATTAAGAAAAAAGAAATTGGATTGGATTCAATTAAATCCAAGTTTTCATCAAAAACAAAATATAAACCTGAAAGTTACTACAATTGTGGGGATGCTTTCATGGGTGCATGTGGATTACCAGGTCCTGTTATGGGTGGTATAAATATGTTTTTAGGTCATTCTAATTCATCTAAAACTACTGCTATGATATTGGCGGCAGCTGATGCTCAGAAAAAGGGACATTTACCTGTTTTCATTATTACGGAGAAAAAATGGTCTTGGACACATGCTGTTGAATTAGGATTATCAGCGTCTCAAAACTCTGAAGGTGAATGGGATGGTGATTTCATTTTTAACGATAGTTTTGACTATATTGAACAAGCTACTGATTTTATTAATGAGGTATTAGATGCTCAAGAAAAAGGTGACTTACCATATAATTTATTGTTCTTATGGGATTCAGTTGGAAGTATTCCTTGTAAAATGACATTTGAAGGTAAGGGTGGAAAAATGCACAACGCTTCTACACTTGCTGATAAGATTGGTATGGGGATACACTCAAGAATTAGTAAATCAAAAAAAGAAGAGTATCCGTATTACAATACAATGGTAGTTGTAAACCAACCTTGGGTTGATTTACCTGATAACCCATTTGGACAACCTGAAATCAAGGCAAAGGGTGGTGAGGCGTTATGGTTAGCATCCGCATTAGTGTTCTTATTTGGAAATCAGAAGAAGGCTGGTATTAATCATATTACCGCAACAAAAAATGGTAGAACTGTTCGTTATGCAATCAGAACCAAAATCTCTATTTTGAAAAACCACGTAAATGGTTTAGGTTATAGTGATGGTAAGATTATTGCTGTACCACAGGGTTATATTTCAGACACTAAAGAGGCTTTAGAAAGCTACAAAAAAGAATTCTCACAGTATTGGAACGCTGTTTTAACAGGTACAGGTGAGATTCTTCTTGATGAGGAAGTTATTGAACATATTGAAGACTAGAACTTTAAAAATAATTTAAGTGATTAAAACACTATTAATTGACGGTAACAATTTATTAAAAATCGGTTTTCATGGTGTGAAAGACTTCTTTAATGGAGGGAAACACGTTGGGGGTATTTGGCATTTTCTGAATACCACCCGACGTTTTATTGAAGAACAAAACTTTGATAAAGTTGTTGTTTTTTGGGATGGTGATGATAGTTCTTCCGCCCGAAAATTAATTTACCCTCAATACAAAGAAAATCGTAAAATTTATAAAGAAGAGTTTAAAGAACAATCTTTTGATGAGCAAAAACAACGAGTTAAACAATATCTTGAAGAGATGTTTGTTAGACAGGTAGATATTGATAATAATGAAGCTGATGATTTAATTGCTTATTACTGTAAGATATCAACAAATGAAACTATAACCATTTTTTCGGGTGATAGGGACTTGACTCAACTTATTAGTGATAATGTCTCAATCTATTCTCCAAACACAAAATTAACATATAAAAATGGTGATTTTATTAGATTATATGAGGCTGAAATACCTCATTATAATGTTATAACTTATAAAGTATTATCTGGTGATAAATCTGACAATATTGATGGTATCTATTTTTTAGGTGAAAAAACTTTTATTAAATTATTTCCCGAAATACTTGAAAAACCGACATCTGTTTCTGATATTTTAACAAGAGCGGAAATGTTATTCGCTGAAGACAAAGAAAACAAAGTATTACAAAATTTACTTACAGGTAAAACCAAATCAGGTATCTATGGAAATGAATTTTTTGAGATTAACACAAAAATCGTGGATTTGTCTAATCCGTTAATCACAGAAGAAGGAAAAGAAATTGTTGAACTTTATTATAAAGAAACATTAGACCCCGAAGGTAGAGGGTATAGAAATCTTATTCGCATGATGATGGAAGATGGATTTTTTAAATTTTTACCAAAAGGAGACGAAGCTTGGGTTAACTTTGTAAAACCCTTTTTAAAACTAACAAGAAAAGAAAAGAAAAAATATCAAACAAAAAATAAATTATGAAAGAACAAGATGTAACCAAATTGGAATTTTTGATGAAAGTTAATGACAACATCATCGTCCAAAGATTTTTCAACGTTAGGAATTATAATCCTAAGGCGAAAAACTCAGATGACCTTTATGAATATATAAAGGACTTCAAAGATGAAATGTGCCATATTTTGAAAATGAAAACTGTTGACTATATGTTACAGAATTCATATGAAATTATGGAGAATCCAGAAATTCTTGAGACCTCATTTACTGATGGTCCTGAATATTTTTCACTTATTATTAGGTATAACGACATGACAATTTGTCATAGATTGTTTGACGCTAAAATATACCCACCTAAAATAAGATACACCGTAGACATCCGTCCGCAAATAAAAAGTTTGTTGTCAGACTTGACAGATATTTTTTCGGCTGAAAATTTAACATTTAGTAACTACGAAATTCCTGTAGAGGGGTAATATTTATCAATTACAAGAATAAAAAAATTATGGCGACAATTAAAAATTTTGACTATCTAGGCTCTACATTCCAAATTCAATTGGTTAATCAAATTATTGTAGACAAAGAGTTCGGAAGGTCCATAATTGATGTAATTGAGACAAACTATTTCGAAAATAAGTACTTCAAAATTATCATGCAAATGATTAAGGAGTATTATTTAAAGTACGAACACACACCTACTTTTGATACTTTGGAACAGATAACAAAGTCTGAATTACAGCAAGAGTTGGCTTCCAAAATTGTTCTTGACACTATCACCAAAATCAAAGAATCAACGATTGAAGGTGGTCAGTTTGTTCAAGAAAAAGCACTTAAATTTTGTAAACAACAAGAGTTACAAAAGGCAATCACTAAAGCTCAAAAAGTTATTGACGGAGGAGAGTTTGAAAACTACGACACATTAGAGCAACTAATTAAAGACGCATTACAAGTTGGGGAAAGAGAAGATGGAATGTCGGATGTATTCTCTAATCTTGATGATGTATTAAATGAGGATTACAGACACCCAATACCTATGGGAATACCAGGTATTGATAGATTGTTAAAGGGTGGATTGGCAAAAGGTGAGATAGGTGTGATTTTGGCTCCGACAGGAGTTGGTAAATCAACATTCTTAACTAAAATCTCAAATCACGCATACAATTTAGGTTATGGTGTACTCCAAATATTTTTTGAGGATAACCCTAAAATTATCCAAAGAAAACATTTCACATTATGGACCAAAGTTCACCCTGATGAATTATCAATCAAAAAGGAAGAAGTAATGGTTAAGGTTAAAGAAATTGAGGATAAAATGGAGAATAAATTACTTCTTCAAAAATTACCATCAGATACTTTAACAATTCTTCAAATCAAGAATATGATTAGAAAAATGATTGCCGACGGTGTTAAGTTAGATATGGTTGTTTTAGATTATATTGATTGTGTGGTACCTGATAAAAATTTAGGTGATGAGTGGAAATCAGAAGGTTCTGTTATGAGAGGATTTGAAGCCATGTGTCACGAATTAGATTTAGTTGGATGGACTGCAACTCAAGGTAACCGAAGTTCAATCTCATCAGAAGTAGTTACTACTGACCAAATGGGTGGGTCAATTAAAAAGGCTCAAGTCGGTCACGTGATTATATCAGTAGCAAAATCATTACAACAAAAAGAGATGAAATTAGCAACAATTGCGATAACTAAATCAAGAATTGGTGATGATGGAGTTGTATTTGAGAATTGTAAATTTGATAATGGATATTTAGATATTGATACGGATAGTTCAGTTACGTTTTTAGGACTTGAGGAACAAAATGAAGAGAAAAAACGAAACAGAATTCAAGAGTTATTAGAAAAAAGAAAACAAAGAGAACAACAAAATAATTAAATAATATGGAGAAAATATTAGTAGAAAATCCTAACAGATTTGTTATATTCCCAATCGAACACAATGATATTTGGGAATTTTATAAAATGCATCAAGCCGCGTTTTGGACAGCTGAAGAGGTTGATTTATCAGGTGATATTAGAGATTGGGAAAACCTATCTGAGAATGAACAATATTTCATTAAGAATATTTTATCATTTTTTGCGGCATCTGACGGTATTGTGAATGAAAATTTGGCGGAGAATTTCTACCGTGAAGTACAATACCCTGAAGCAAAATTCTTTTACGGAATCCAACTTGCTATGGAAAACATCCATTCATTAATGTATTCATTATTGATTGATACATATATTTCAAACGAACAAGAAAAACAGTTATGTTTTACCGCATTGGATAATCTTCCTGCGGTTCAAAAGAAGGCTAAATGGGCTTTGGATTGGATTGAAAATGTATCTTTTGAAGAGAGATTAGTTGCTTTCGCAGCGGTTGAGGGTATCTTCTTCTCAGGTTCATTCTGTTCAATCTTTTGGTTAAAATCACGTGGTATTATGCAAGGTTTGTGTAATGCTAATTCATTAATCTTTAAAGATGAGAATTTACACTGTGATTTTGCGATTCATTTATTGAACAATCACATTGAAAACAAACCAAGTGAGAAGAGAATTAAAGAAATTCTACTTTCAGCTCTTGAGATTGAAAAAGAATTCATCACAGAATCATTACCAGTTTCACTTATTGGTATGAATTCAAATTTAATGAAACAATATCTTGAGTTTGTTGTTGATGGTTTATTGGTAAAGTTTGGATGTAAAAAACAATTTAATGTTGAACAACCGTTCAAATTCATGGAACAAATCGCAGTTGAAACAAAAGGTAATTTCTTCGAGTCAAGAACTGTTGAATACCAAAAAGCTAAATTGAACGAAACATTGTCCTTTACTGACGATTTCTAATTTATTATTCTTATAGAACTATGATGTCACTTAAAATTAAAAAGAGAGGGGGAGATGATGCGTCATTTAATCCACAGAAAATTTATAACCGTATTAAAAGAGCTTCAAAGGGGTTGAGTGTCAACTCCGATGAAATCTTTATTAAAGTTATCACTTCAGTACCAACTGAAGGTATTATTACAACAAAAGAATTAGATAAGTTAATCTATGAAATTGCTGCGGCATTTACAGGTAGTCATCACGATTACTCAAGATTAGCTTCTTCAGTTGCTATTTCATCTTATCATAAGGAAACTGACTCAAGTTTTTCAAATACAATGCATACCCTACACGTTGATGGTGTTGTGAGTAATGATTTAATGGAAATTGTTGAATCTTATGGTCCTGATAAGATTGATGAAGTAATCAATCACGATAATGATTATAATTTTGATTACTTTGCTTGGAGGTCACTTGCTGAAATGTATTTGTTAAAATTACCTGATGGTAAAGTTGTTGAAAGACCACAACATATGTATATGAGAGTTGCTCTTTGGGTGACTAATACATTTGAAGAGGCGGTTGAATATTATCAAGCGTTATCTAATCAAAGAATTTCACCGGCAACACCAATTATGATTAATGCTGGTACTAAAACACCACAATTGGCGTCTTGTGTTCTTCATTATAATGATTCTGATTCTCGTGAGGGATTACTGAACACTATGAGAGACATCTCAACGTACTCATCGGACGCTGCGGGTATCGGACTATCAATGTCTAACATCCGTAGTAAGGAGAGTCGTATTTCATCTTCAGGTGGATATGCGGGTGGACTTTTAAAGTATTTGAAGATTGTAAACGAGTCACTTCGTTTCTTTAATCAACAAGGACGTAGACCTGGTTCTGCGGCAATTTACTTGGAACCTTGGCATAAAGATATCTTTGACCTATTGGAAATTAAAAAGAACACAGGTGCTGAGGAATTAAGAGCACGTGATTTGTTTACAGCACTTTGGATTCCTGATAACTTTATGAATGCGGTTAAGAACAACGACGATTGGTATTTGTTCTGTCCTAACGATATTATTAAAGCAGGTATCAAACCATTACAAGAGTCTTATGGTGATGAGTATGAAACTAACTATAACAAAGCAGTTGAGTTAGGTCTTGGTAAAAAAGTTAAAGCTCAAGAAATTTGGAATAAGATTATTGAATCACAAGTTGAAACGGGTGTTCCATACTTATGTTCTAAAGATAGTGCCAACAGAAAGACGAACCATCAGAACATTGGTGTTATCAAACAATCAAATCTTTGTAATGAAATATATCAATACACTGACGAGAATATAACTGCAATCTGTACTCTTTCATCTATGGTGTTAAAGAACTATGTAAAAGATGGTGAGTTTGATTTTGAAGGGTTATATGAAGAAACACGTAAGGTTGTAAGAGCGTTAAACAAAGTTGTTAACATCAACAATTACTCAACTGAAAAAGGACGTAAGGGTGGATTATACCAAAGAGCAATTGCTATCGGAACTCAAGGACTTGCAGATGTATTCTATTTGATGGATTATATCTTCACATCTGACGAAGCTCGTAAATTGAATAAAGAGATTTTTGAAACAATCTATTTTGCGGCTATTACTGAAAGTAACCGATTGTGTATGGATGGTAAGTATGAACCATACGCTTACTTTAATGGGTCACCAATGTCACAAGGAGTATTCCAATTTGATATGTGGGGATTAAAAGAAGATGAGTTATCAGGAAGATGGTCATGGTCAATTCTAAAAGAGAATGTTAGTAAGTATGGAGTTTGTAACTCATTATTTACCGCTCAAATGCCTGTAGCTTCTTCAGCTAAGATTACAGGTTCATATGAAATGACTGAACCCGCTCACTCGGCAATCTTTAATAGACGTGTGGTTGGTGGAGAAATTATGATTGTTAATAAGTATTTGATTAGTGATTTTGAAAAGATTGGAATTTGGTCTGAAGATTTAAAGAATGAAATCATTATGAATGAAGGTTCAATTCAAAACATTAATTTCAATAACTACCTTGACCAAGAAGATAAAAGATATAACTTCAAAGTTAAACGAACTGAACACTTAATTAAGAAATACAAAACAATTTGGGAAATTTCACAAAGAGAATTGATTGAGATGGCTGCGGACAGAGCACCATTTATTGACCAATCACAATCAATGAATATCTACATGTCAAATCCAACATTGTCAAAGATTTCATCATCACATTTCTACGGATGGGAAAAAGGATTGAAAACACTTTGTTATTACGTTAGAACAAGAGCAATCTCAACGGGAGCTAAACACTTGGCAATGGACGTATCAAAAATTAACAAACCAAAGACAACTCCTGAACCACCAAAGGTTGATTATAGTTATATGAATCTACCTGACAAACCTGAAAATAGTGAATTCGATTGTTTTGGATGTTCTTCTTAAAAAATCCGATGTGTTATCCCGAGCTAGGTCGGGATTTTTTATTTTTCATATTTAGATTAAAATATTTAAATATAATATTTATGTAATATGGCAGAAGGTAAAACATATGGTATAAATTTTCCATTCCAAGATTCGAGGTATGGAAATTATTTTGGCTTATCACAAAATAATGATGAGGAAATTAGGTCTAGTTTAATACATTTAATATTAACGAGAAAAGGTTCAAGATACTATCTTCCTGATTTTGGAACTCGTCTTTATGAATATATTTTTGAACCGTTGGACGGTCCTACATTTTCAGATATTGAATCTGAAATTAGAGAATCCGTTGATGAGTATTTACCAAGTATTACAATAACAAATATTGAAATAAAAGATGCTTCAGTAGGTTTAGAAAACAAAGGAACTTATGTTAATGATAACGATGAAAGAGTTTTCAAGGTTCCTGGAATATCTGATATCGAACACACGGCTAAAATAAAAATTGATTATAGAATTAATAATGATGCTTTCAATCAGAGTGATTTTGTGATTATTAATATTTAAGGATATATGGCAAACAAAAAGATATCTTATACAACTAGAGATTTTCAACAAATAAGAAACGAATTAATCAATTTTACAAAGACGTATTATCCTGATTTAGTTGATAATTTTAACGACGCTTCTGTCTTTTCAGCACTTTTAGATTTAAATGCTGCGGTATCAGACAACTTACAGTTTAATATTGATAGAAGTATTCAGGAGACAGTTCTACAATACGCTCAACAAAAATCTTCAATTTATAATATTGCTAGAACTTACGGGTTAAAGATACCTGGACAAAGACCTTCAGTTGCTTTGGTTGATTTTTCAATCACAGTTCCTGCTTTTGGAGATAAAGAAGATGTTAGGTATTGTGGTATTTTAAGAAGAGGTTCTCAAGTGTTAGGGGCGGGACAAATTTTTGAAAATGTATATGATATTGATTTTGCTTCACCTGTAAATGCCGAAGGATTTCCAAATAGATTAAAAATACCAAATTTTGATGCTAATAATAAACTTTTAAACTATACTATTGTTAAAAGAGAAACAGTAGTTAATGGTCAAACAAAAGTTTATAAAAAAGTTATTACATCAAACGATGTTAAACCATTTTATGAATTATTTTTACCTGAAAAAAATGTTTTAGGTATTACAAGTGTACTTCTAAAAGATGGTACTCAATATGCTAATGTACCAAGTTCTCAAGAGTTTATAGGTCTTGATAATAGATGGTATGAAGTTCAAGCTTTGGCTGAAAATAGAGTTTTTGTTGAAGACCCTACTAAAGTATCGGATAGTCCTGGTATTAAAGTTGGAAAATACATTGAAACAAGTACTAAATTTATGTCAGAATTCACACCTGAAGGATTTTGTAAAATGACGTTTGGTGGTGGTAGTCAATCTGCGGATGAACAATTAAGAGAGTTTGCTAGAAATGGATACAAATTGAATTTGTACAAATATTCAAATAACTTTGCTTTAGGGTCAACATTAAAGGCAAATACTACATTATTTGTTCAGTATAGAGTTGGTGGTGGAGTATCATCAAATTTAGGTGTTAACGTTATTACTCAAATAGGTAATGTTTCATTTTATGTTAATGGACCATCGGCAAATATTAATAATGTAACAATTAATTCACTTCGTTGTACAAATGTTACTGCGGCGATTGGAGGAGCAAATAACCCAACAATAGAAGAAGTTAGAAATTTAGTATCATTTAATTTTGCGGCTCAAAACAGAGCGGTTACTGTAAATGATTATGATTCTATTATAAGAACGATGCCTTCACAGTTTGGGGCACCAGCAAAGGTTACAATAACTGAAGATAATAACAAAATTAGAGTAAAAATGTTGTCATATGATAACAATGGTACTCTAACTGAAGTTATTTCAAATACGTTAAAAAGTAATGTTGCGAATTATCTATCTAACTACAGGATGATTAATGACTATATTTCAATTGAAAGTGCTAATGTTGTTGATTTGGCATTAAACATTGATGTGGTTTTAAACAATAGTCAAAATCAAGGAGCGGTAATATCCCAATTAATTAGTATTGTCAGTACTTTCTTTGACCCTGGTACACGAAACATGGGAGAGAATGTATATATCTCCGATTTGAGACGTTTAGTACAAGACGAAAATGGTGTTATTTCTGTTTCAGATATTCAAGTCTTTAACAGAGTTGGTGGTCAATATTCGTCATCACAAACATCACAATCATATTCTGATAATACAACAAAACAAATCCAATTGGTTGATGATACTATTTTTGCACAACCAACACAAATTTATCAAGTAAGATTTGCGACCAAAGATATTACAATTAGAGTTAAAAATCTTACTACTGTTAACTTTTCTTGATAATTTATTTTAGAAATTTTTATCTTATCTTTTTTAAAAATTTCAAATAAACTATTTATGAAAAAACGTTAAATGTCAGATTCATATAGAATAAGAACACAAGTAGGTGTTGACAAATCAGTTAGAGTACAATTAGACCAAGATTTTGAGTCTTTAGAAATCTTATCTTTAAAGATTTTACAGAGTGATATTTATACTCGACAATGTTCTGATTATGGGGTAGTCGTTGGTAGAGTAACGGTTAATAACGGTTTAGGTTTACCTAAAGCAAAAATATCTGTTTTTATACCTCTATCTGAAAGTGATTTCCTTAATCCTGTTATTTCAACATTATATCCTTATAAATCATTAAATGAGTTAAATGAAGATGGTTTTAGATATAATCTTTTACCATATCAAAAACAACATAGTGGACATAATCCAACAGGTACTTTTTTCAATAGAGAGGATGTGTTAACTAATCCTTCATTTATTGAAGTTTACGACAAGTATTATAAGTATACATGTCAAACAAATGATAGTGGTGATTATATGATTTTTGGAGTACCAATCGGTACTCAAACTATTCACGTAGATATTGATTTATCTGATATTGGAGAATTTTCATTATCACCACAAGATTTGATTAGAGCAGGTTTTGCGACTGAAAACCAAATAAATGGAACTGAGTTTAAAAACTCATTTAATTTATCTGAATTACCTCAAATTGTTACTATTAATAGAACTTTAGAGGTTGAACCTTTTTGGGGACAACCTGAAATTTGTAATTTAGGTATTACAAGAACTGACTTTGACTTACAACAAGAATTAGGTTTAAAAATTGAACCTACTGCAATTTTTATGGGGTCTTTAATTTCTAATGTTGATGAAGCGGTTTTAAAACAAAGATGTAATATAAAACCTAAATTAGGTGATAAGTGTAGTTTAATTACGGGACCTGGTCAAATTTTAGCGATTCGTCAAACAATATTTTCTGACAATTTAGGTAGACCAATTTTAGAAGAATTTAAACTTGAACAAGGAGGTAAATGTATTGATGAAAACGGAACGTGGTTAGTTGACGTACCAATGAATTTAGATTATGTAACAACTAATGAATATGGTGAAAGAATTATTTCATTAGACCCAAACATTGGAGTACCGACTAAGGCGAAATACCGATTTAAAATTAAATGGGAACAACCGAATGAAACTTCAGTTAGAAGAGCTAGTTTTTTAGTGCCAAATGTTAAAGAATGGGGTTGGGATAGTCCTGATGATGACCCAAGTTATTTGGATAATTATGCTAATACACAATGTAAAACACCAAATACAAATGATTATAATAGTCCAGGATATAAACAAGTTAAGGCATCTTACGCTTTCAGTTTAAATTGGGATGAATATGGGGAGACTAATAATTTAGGTAACTTAACCTCAACTGGTGAGTTAATGATTGAAGAAGCTATAACATGTAAAGATAGATTTTATTATATGACATATAATAAAGTTTATTCGGTTTCACAGTTACTAACTGAATATAAGTCACAAAATGGTGCTAAAAATTATATAGGTATAAAAAATATACTTAATGAGGATTGTGCGAATACGACAAATAAATTCCCATCCAATGATGGTCAAATGGAAGGTTCTTTTTTGTATTCTTTAATAGTTTATTTATTTGGTCTTCTTTTACCTATTATTTTTGCGATAACATTTATTTTGCACGTATTATTAGCAATTGTGTGTCTTTTATCATATATTGTTTGGTTTATAAAATTAATTGTTTGTGGATTATATGACGCTTTTGATGAGTTAACTAATTTAGAATTTTTAAATATTTCACCTTTTGGATTTTTAAGACCTATTACTAATTTATTACGACAAGGTTGTAATGTATTAACGGACGCTTATGTATTTTTAGATGATACATGTAAAGGTTTTAAATTTAATTTACCAATGTATTCTTATCCTGATTGTGAGTTTTGTGATTGTGGACCTGTTGAATTTGGTGGGGAGATATCACCATCAGATGTTGGAGGAGGTGGTTTAACAACTTTCAATGAAAGTAATGGTAATATGTTTACCTTCTTATCACAGATTAATTCACCTGGAAATTATACGTGTGGTAGTACTTATTTAAATAATTTAATTTCAGGATATAGTAATAGAGTTCCATCACTCCAAGGTGGTGGGAGTTCTTATTATTTCACATCTAGTTTAAATTTTTCAGAAAGACTAAACCTTTATAATACTAAAGCGAAGTATTTTAACGAAAGTCCTGAAAATCCTGGTGGTGGTTGGAATAGAGTTAAAGTTAGTTTTAACGTAAATATGAATGACCCTCAAACACAATGGCATTTGGATAACATTGTTGTTTTGATGATTAATCCTGACTCTCAAATGGATTATGCTGTTGGTAACTTAATAACATTTCAGGATTACAAACTTTCAACAGACCCCAATTTAACGGGTAGTACTGTGTTGAATAGTTTTAATAATAATGCAATAACAGGTACTCCAACAGGTTTTATTACTGGACCTTCAGGTTCTGAATATTATCAAGAATCCATCTCAGTTTCATATGCTAATCCTGACGGTTCAGGTAATTTGAGTCAACTTTATGTAATAACAGGAGGAACAGATGATGCTAACTATTGTAAATTCCCGATTGATTTGGAATATTTCCAAATTATACATAGTAGTTCAGTTTCTGACTTTATAGCTGACAGTAATCCTAATGAACCAAATACATTTACTAATAGATTTTTAAACAATTATTCTTTGGTTACTCAAATTAATGGTAGTGGTGGTGCTTTTTCAAATGAATCACAAACAACTATTAATAATTCTTGTTTTAATGATTTTGGTAATCAAATATTGGTATTTTTAGTTAGGGGTGTTGACCCAAATTCGACTAAAACTACTTGTCAGTTTGATTTAAGTAGAATATATGGTTATGATACCGATTTTACAACAACTTGGAATCCTGTATACACTATTTCAGGACAGTTTAAATTAAATATACCAATACAAGGAAGTTATAGATGTGTTCGTCATAATGACCCTTCAATATTAGCGAATAGTTCATCTATAGATTCATATTCAAATGAATTTTTATATTATAATTCTTTTCATTTTTCACCTAGTTTAACAAATTTTTTACCATTCCAAACTAATTTGACAACATTTTATTCTAAAATTGATGAATCAAATGTTAATGGTGCGGGTATAGGTGTTGTACAACCTAATCCTGTTTTACCAAACTCAGGATTAGTCATAAGTCTATCTAACGGATTTACAAAAGAATTATATATATTAGGTAATGCTACTCCTGATATATATGTTACTTATCCGTCAGGTCCAACTCTACCACAATCAGTATGGAACTGGCCTACCTCAACGAGAGACAGAGGTTATTATAGAAATGAAATAGTTGAAGGAGGTTCATTTATGAATGTTAATCCTGGAAATTTATACCCTACTTGGTCTATAATTCCGACAGTATCTGTACCAACATTCCCACCATCGGTAACATCCAATTATTATTGTGAAAAGTATCAATCAACTGATGTTGTTAACATTAATTTAGGTTTATCTGGTAGACAAATAGTTATGAGGTCAGATAGATTACCAACGTCTACAAGTAATGAAAACTCAGGTTCAGCAACTTACCCATTATTTTCAAATAATAATTTTGGAATTTTTTCTGTTCCTGAAAATGGGTATAATAGTGTTGAATCCTTATCAGGTATTGGTGAAATGTCTGACGGAACTAATATTGATAATCAAGAATTTTTAACTAATTTGGCAAACGAATTACCAAATTTTGGAGGTTCAGGGGTTGCTAATTCATATGGTTGTGGTAATATCGCTCCATTAGGGTGTTATGAAGTTGGACCTAATGGTATTGTACAATTAAAACCACCTGGAGACCCTTGTTATGAGAATGGTATTAATGGTGAATTAATTATTAATAATGGTAGTTGTTATGGTTTAGTAAGTGTGCCAATTGCCTCATTACTATTAGATTTCTCTTTAATTATTGAATGGATTAAAAGAGTAAAATTAAATATTGCGGCTTGTCAAGGTATATTTGGACATATATTTACAAACAATTGGATAAATGGTACCCTGTTCGCATTTCCATTTAGTAATTCTACAAGATATACTAGTAATTTTTCAGAACAACTTCCAGGTGAATTACCGCCAAACAGTCCTTATTCTTGTTTTTGTAAACATAATATATTTTTAAATCTTGACACATTTAGTTTTTATTATAGATGTTCACCATATCAAACATCAGTCGGTTTTATTGGTAGAAGAAATCCAAATGGTAATGCAGGTAATAAAAAAGATTTAATGTATCCGACAACTTTAATTGATTTAGGACCTAGAACATTTTACGCTGATGAATTGTCATTGAATAATGATTATAATGGTTATGTTATGGATAGGTTATCTCCGACATCATATAAAGATACATCTGAACTTTTGAATATATTTTTCTTATCAAAACTTATATCAACAAATATAATTAATCAAATAATAATTGCTAATGAGAATCCTGTTGTTCTTTTCTTCCCTAGACCAAATGCTAAAATTTCAGGTGACTACGCTCAAATGGATGCTATAAATTCACAATTGGGGGTTAGAGATTATCAGGACGGTGAATATGGTGCGGATGAAATATACTTTGGTAACCCAATAAGTCCTATTTTTGGAGTTTTTTATAATTCTAATTTACAAACTACTGATTGGATTTCACCTAAAAGAACTATTATAAATCAATACTCGGACCCAAGTAATTATTGTACTTTTGATGAATTCCCTATTGATTCTCAAGAAGTTCCTTTTTATTTATGGCGTATTGTACCATCTCTTAATTTTGACAATATTTTTGGTACTCAGATGAATGAATGGCTCACCCTTCCAATTGGTCAAACATTCCATACTTTAAAATATCAAGAAGTTGATAGAATTAATGTGTTACATAGAAATATGCAACCAGTTGACACAACCCAATCAAGGTTTTTTAAAGGATTTATTTCTAATATTATTGGTTATGACCCGGTTACTTTAAATCCAACCTATTCTGCATATCCACCGACTGCTGGAGGACCAATAGATAGGTTAGTTTTACAAGGGGCTCCATATTATTTTTATTTTGGATTGATACCTGGTACAACAGCTTATGATAGATACCAAACTAAATGGATAAAAACTGAAATAATTCAATAATAATGAGTAGAATTTCTGACGATAGAGTTGTTTTAGGTTCATTAAGATTTAAATCCGCACCGAACACTGATTTTTTATTTAAAATACCTTTTATACAAAGTAGTAAAATACTAACAGAGTATGATAGGAGTATAAGTATTAGTTTAAGTCAAGTTTTTGATGATGAAAGACAAAAATCTACTTTTTTTAGACCAACTTGTAAATTTCAAATTTTATTTAAAAATTCATATGTTGGATATTCAAATTATGAACCTTTTAAAAATCAATTGTATTATACAAACGCGATACAAGCATCTCAGTTAGCTTGTTTAAACCCTCAAAATAATCTATGGTATGGTTTTCCACAATATAGTGAATTTGATTTTGTTAGAAGTGATATTTTCGAAACAGGTTATACTCAAAACAATGATACATTAAGTCCTCCTTTGATTCATAATAAGATTATAAATAAAAGTGCGTCAACCTATAATTGGAATCACTTTTTGAGTTATGCTTATGAAAACGATTATAATAAAAGGCTTCAAGCTATTTACCAAGTTGAAAATAATCCTGTTTTAACTTTAAACTGGACTGTTTCTGATGGGATACCATTTATTGTTTATAACACACAAATGGATGGTCTTAATGTGGTTTCACTTGTTTGTCCAATAAAACATAATGTTAATGTTGGTGAATATGTTAAATTAAGTTTTAGTTATCTTGGAAATGATACATTTTTGGTTGATTCATTAGGGAATGGGTCATTAAATAGTGATGAGTATATTGTTAATATAATTAATCCTGGTTTTATTGGTTTTATATTTAATAATAATCAAACAGGTACTTTTAAAAGGATTATTAATTTAAATAATTTAAATGAAACAACGTCAAAATACTATGTTAGAAGACATAAAATACTAACAAATTATACGGACTCTATTTTAACTAACGCAGGATTTGAAGAAAATATTTTTGGTGTTGAAAGAAAATATGAGAGACCTGCTTTAACTCCAAACAATTATGGTAGAATCTCAAATAAAAATGGTGTTAAATCTTACACTTTAAGTTTTAATAAAGATGTTGATATTTTAGGTTTGATTGATAATCAAAAAAGACCAATATCTGAATTATTTTTTACAACGGTTTGGGTTGGTTATTTTGGATGGACATTGGGTGAACCTAATAATAATGGCGGTTTTTATCGAATGAGACAAGGTTGGGAATTCAATCTTCCATTACATCCTGTTACACAATTACCAACACAATGGTGGTCATATTTGAATAGTAATTCGGATTCTTTAATTAATAATACTTACTATAATGTTCCTTTACCATATGGTTCAAATAATGGTACACTTTATAATTTTGTTCACAATGTTAATTTAAAAGAAAACGATATTATTGATGGGGCAATTTGTGAGTGGAATGATTTTTTACAGGAAGAGACAGTTTTAAATGAATTATATCATAAGATAACTTTTAACAGATATAATTTTGATATTGGAATGACAAGTCCGTTATCATTAAATCAATTTGGTTATTATTACAAACCATTTGAAAGTGTGCAAATTAGAGCGTTTTCAGATTCGATAGAACAAGCACCACCAAGTAATGATTACATTGTGCCTGATTACTCTCAGTTTTCAGTAAATCGTAATGTTTTTGTATGGAAAGATATATATACATATGGATTCATTGATACTAATGGTATTGGTGTTGATTTTCCTTTTTTAAATAATAAACACCACCCTTACAAAAATATTATTTTTAGAATAATACCTGAAGGTACAAACTATAGAGAGTTTACTACCATAATTGACCCAATAATCGACAACTGTGAGTAATAAATACAAATTTACAATACCAATATCAACTGATAAGTATCTAAATATACCTGTTGAAATTAAGTGGGATTTTCACGGACAAGATGATAGTATTGAAGAATTTCAAGAAAATTTAATTGAAGATATTATTGGTAATCCAAAAGATTACGAGACTACAAGATTTTCACATAATATATATGGTGAAAATTCACTTACAAAACTACAGTATAATTTTTTCTTTTATAATTCTACTGCCAATGATATACCAACATCAAATATTTTAAATTGGACTCAAAGTTACGAAAACGCAGGGATTCCTTATAATGATGTATATTTCAAAACAAAACCTTTTAAAAAATCTTTTTTTAAAATAGATTTTTATGATACAAAAGAACCAAGTACCCAAAAAAATTATTTTACAATTATTTTACCCGTTGCTAATAGTGAATTTACGGAAGAATTTATACCAAGTATAAATTCATTGAATAACGTGAAAATTAATTTTCCACAGTTTAATTTGGATTATGTTGGTTATAGTGAAGGGTTTTTTATCTATTGGTTAAAAGATTTTGATTTATTTAAGCTGAAAACATTTTATATGACTGCTAAATTTTTTGATGCTAAAAATGGTGTTTTTATAAAAATGATGACAGTACCACAAGCAACTTTACCTGGTGATAGATTTTCATTTAATCCATCTGATTATTTTTATTATAAAGTAGATTTAAATTATACTGATAAGACATATGAAATTTATGATGTCATTTCATTGAACAGGGTAGGTACCGATACTTCACCTATAAATTGGTTTGAATATGTTAACCCACCAGCATAATGGAAGATAGATTATTTAAAATAAAAATTTCACCTGAAAATATTAAAGGAGACATAGTACCAGTTAGATATATTCTAAATGAATATTCTGAAGTACTTCCATTTGACCCATGTTGTCAAATAACAGGTGATACTGTAACAGGTATTACTACTGGAATTACTTTTACATATACTTCTATGACTGAATTACTTTCGGGAGGTACTGAAGGTAAATCACTTTTAAATTTAACAATCCCAATTTTTTTAAGTGAAAATATTGTTGATATTGGTTATTATAATGTATTTGATGGACTTATATCTCAAAAAGATATCTTATTAAATTTTTTATTTAGTGCTGATACTATAAATCCATACAGGTATTACTTTTTTAATACATCGGATATTGAATTTAAAAAATTTCTTGAGTTTTGTAATTACCAAATTAGTTGGGGTGACGGAACACCAATTCAAGTTGTAACGTCAGTTTCACCAAACTATTATTATCATGATTATGTACAAGACGGTGAATATGAAATTGTAATGTCAGGTATGAGTCCTTGGGGATATAATGTCATTAAAAAAACAATATATGTTCCATTTGACAATGTTACAATTGACAATCCGAGTGGGGAAGTATTTTTTATACCAAGTGGGGGTAATTGGTCAGCAACTCCAATATCTTATGATTACATTTTTTCAGGTGATTCATATTGTGAAAATAATTCACCGTGTTGTGATTTTACAACAGTCCCATTTTTAGTCACAGGATATACCTTTTCAAGGGTAAATGACTTAGAAGTTTATGGTAAAAAAGTAAATTTAGCGTTAGGTAAGTTTAAACCAGGGGTAACAGTTACAGGACCTAATGGTTCTGAAGGTGTTTGGTGGGGTCCATCTCCTGATGGATTGTATACCGCCTATACAATAAATAATATTAATTACTATGATTATGTAGATGGCTCAACGGTATTTGTTGTTGAATCATCGGGATGTACAAGTGATTTGATATGTTCAGCAATTACAAAAAATGAAGTTTTAATGAATGTTATTTCAGAAATTGAAGTACAATCAAATGTTTTTGCGGAAAGAGGTAAAAATACAGCTTTAGAATATATCCAAAGATTAGGTGAAGTGAGGAATATGGGACAACTTGATAGTTATGGTTATGGATTTTTTAATGTTATAAAAATATAAATTCAATATTTATAAATACGAAAGTAAAATTATTTTAAAATGGCAACAGGCACATATGGTACAATAAGACCGTCAGACGTTTCACCCGAAGATGTTGATATAATAATGTTATATACTCCATCAAGAGACGAAACTGATAATTTTGTTTTGACAAAATTAAATTCAGTTTCTTTATTGAAACCATACTTTAATAATGCTCAAACAGGTGGAAATACTGATGTTGAAGTTTTAGGTGGGTTATATAATTTAAAATTACCCGCTGACCAATTCAATAAACTTGGAATTTACACCCTTTATTTGAGACCAACTGAAATAAGAACTACAATTTTAGATTGTGGTGTTTTATCCGCATTACCAAATGTTAGAGGTTTAGTTATAGATTTAAGTGCAGTACCAACAGAATTTAGAAATAGATTCATAAATCAAGGATTAATTGGTTACAGAATTGAGTATCTAAATGATAATGGTACAAAGATACCAAATTTTTTCAGAATAATAACATCATGTTTTTATTGTGAACCTGTTGTACAAAATTTAACAAATACTACTGCAAAAGCGGTTAGATATAGATACACTGATAATAATACAAATTTAATTTTTTGTACTCTAACACCATCTACCGCACCAACAAATAAACCAAACGCTATCCCATATATTGGGCAACCAAATCAAAATGTTGTAATTACAAATACTTTTTTCAATCCAATTACAATTGATATTGAAATTGCTGACCAAGACTTCTCAACTTTAGCGATTGCTCTTTATGGTAATCAGACCAAGTCTATGGATGATGGAATTTATACAATTTACGATTCAAGTAATAACATTTATAAGCAATATAACTTGTATGAAATCAGAGACCAATTTAATAACTTGTTATATGAAGTGAGACAAGATAGAGGTAATAACATTGATTTTAGTAAAAACTTTACAAATATAACTCAATAATGGCTGTTAAAAAATTTGCGTGTCCCCCGATTGCCGCAACTGGAAGTGGTTCATTTTCAGATGATTTAGTTGGTTTCCAATTAGTTCAAGGAGGAGGACTTACTCAAGGTAATTTTGAATTTACAGTTGGTGTTACTGAAAAAACCAATAGAGAATTTTACACTGGTGTTTTTTCAGACCCAGTGAATTTAAAATCTATGGGTGTTGAAAGTGTTGCACAATCTAAAGTAATATTTGAAAATAATTTTAAAGTATACCCAAACTATGATTTAAGTGAAGTTACCAATTTTACTTTATATGGTTCAATGACGAAAAGAATATCTACGTCTGTTACAACTATTATAAATTATTTTCCGGCAGCATTAGAAATGCAGTTTATTGGTATTAATTACACCACAGGAACAACATCGTCTAATGTTGTATTTGATTCAATTGAAAATACTACAAAATTTGATTTAGATTTATCAAGAATTAGAAATCCATTTGGTATTGATTTCACAATAAATTCTAAACGAAATTTATCTCTTAAAGAAGTTCAAGTATCAACTTTAAGAGATATGACTAATGAATATAAAAAATATTCATTATTCTATTTAGGTAACGAATTTCCTTTAATTTTATTACTACCTACAACATCTCTGACATCTGGTTTATTGACAATATATGTTCAAGGAAACCCATTCTCAGGTCAAACTCAAGTATTTAATGATATTATAGTTAGACCTAATGATTATGAGGTTAATAAAGTTTTTAATGAAAGTTTAGATGATGTTGAAAATTTTATTTTAAATAGAACCTCAGTTCCTAAATATACTGCACAATTTAAAATACCTCAAATAAGTAATGGGGGTCAATATTCGGTAACAAGTACATTTATTACATGGCCAATATCAGGAAAGTGGAATTTAGATATTGTCTCAAGTATCTTTACTACATACTTAACAAAATTAAATGCTATAAGTGAAGATTTTGATTCATATCGTACAAATTTAATTGCTAGATTTTTAACTACTGACGCATTTAAAGAGTTTGATACTGTCGGGCAAAAAATGCAAAAAGTTTTACAAATTTATGGTAGAAGTTTTGATGAAATAAATAAATTCATTAATGCGTTGGCGTTTATGAATTCTGTTCATTATAATACTGGAAATGATATACCATCACAATTATTAAAAAATTTAGCTCAAACTTTGGGTTGGAATACCGCAATTTCACCAATTAGTAATGATAACTTTTTGAATTCTGTGTTTGGAGGTACTGATAGTGGTGTTTCTCATTTTGCTGGTTTACCGACACAACAAACACCTGACGAATTAAACTATCAGTTTTATAAGAATTTAATTTTAAATTCCGCTTTTCTTTTCAAGTCAAAAGGTACAAGAAAATCTATTGAAGTTTTATTAAGATTAATTGGAGCCCCCGATGCTCTTGTTGAATTTAATGAATATGTTTATTTGGCTGACCAAAGAATTAATATGAGTAGTTTTGAAACACAATATGCTCAAATTTCTGGAGGTACTTACTCTCAAGAAATTCCTGTATTAAATCCCGCAGATGTTTTCACTATTTTTGGGGTTCCTTATACAGGAACAACAACTACTACCTCATATGAGGATGTTAATTTTGCTATTTCGGAATATCCTGTAGATGATGAAGGGTATCCGTCAGTACCTGAACCAAGTGATAGTTATTATTTTCAGATAGGTGCGGGATGGTTTGAATCTACCCCAAAACATAGGTCACCCGAACAAATAAATTTAACTAACGCTGTATTTACAGGTTCAAACCCAAATTATCAGACTAGTTTAATACCGTTTTCATATGGTCAAATTTATTTGAATAGATTTAGATATTTCCCTTACACAAAATTAGGTTTTAATTTAAGAGAAACTATAGATAATAATAAAAGTTGGACTAACAATGAAATAGGATTAAGAACAAATTTAGATGCTGGATATAATTCAAGGTATGTTACAGATGATGACCGTTTAGTTTTAAATGTTAAGAATACTGAAATATTTCTAAATCCAGCTCAAGGACTTGCTTATGACGTGTGGTACATGTCAAGACAATATAATTATCCAATCCCAAATCAAGGATTGAAATATATACCACCAACACCATGTAATCCAAATCCCGTTTCCAACTATCCTATTAGAGGGGGAGTTGACTGGACGGAGATTAACCCTAGACCGGGAAGAAAAACATTTTTTGAGTTTGCCCAAACTTTTTGGTTGAACATGATTAATGTTAGAAATAGACAACATGTTAGTGATGGTAAGACAGGTGGTTACCCGACGTTACAATCGATATATTGGAAATACCTCCAATCAGAAGAAAATATTGGTATTGCTAATGATAACTTTACATATCAAACAATGATTCAATATGTTGAGGGGTTAGGTGATTATTGGGTTCGTTTGATTGAACAATTAGTTCCGGCTACAACAATATGGAATACTGGTTTAAAATACGAGAACTCAATTTTCCACAGACAAAAATTTGTTTATAGAAGACAAAGTGGTTGTCAATTAATACCGATTCCTTGTAATCCATGTTCACTTACTGCAAATATTTTCAGTAATGATTGTCCTCTTGAATCTGTAGAATGTTCTAAATATCCTTGGATGGTTAGTACAACAATACAAGATTTCACAGGTGTTTTAGGTGTTTTATTAAATAACTATTTGACCTCAAATGGATATATTTTGAATGATTGTGTTGTTAATAGTTTAAATACTGAATGGTTTGTTGATTTAAGATTAAATGACGTACCTGTGGTTACTGAAAGTTTCTTTAATGGTATTGGTTATAATACACCAGGATTGAGTAATCCTACAACAACGGATTGGGATAATGCTTTAGTAACCGCTTTAGATAGTTTATCTTCACTTGGTTATGATTATTATTTAACAAATGAAGATACCATAATTATATATGGTACCGTGTGTGGTTTGGATTTAAATGATTTAAATTTCAAATTGAACATAGGGATAAATTTTAATATTTTATGTAGTTAATGTCAATTTGTAGTCTAATATATAGTGCGAGTGTTACTGGTGACTGTAGTAATACTGGAGTTGGAAGTTTTTTAATTGATATAATTGGTTCAGCTCCTGATTACACAATAACTTGGGTCAATCCTGCGTATGGTACAGGACCGTTATCACCTGGTCAAACAACTTATGGGTTAACAGGACTATATGCTGACACATATGTTTTTTACATTAATGATTCTTGTTTACCATCATCAACATCTGTATTAGTAAGTATTCCAATTTCAAGTGGTACTTGTTGTTCGATTGAACATCAAAATACGTTGTGTGGATTAAATAATGGTTCAATAACTGCTACTACATCTAATTTTTATGGTAATGCTAGTTTTTATCTATATGAAACAACAGATGGATATATAACATCGGGTAGTAGTTTAACCCAAAATTATACCTTTACTAATTTATCTGCGGGAACATATTACGTTGTTGCGAATGATGGGGGTGGATGTACAGGTTCAAGTCAAAGTTGTGTCGTGAAATCATCAACAACGGTTACTTTTGGATTATATGTTGTTAATGATTCAGGTTGTTCACCTGGTTTAGGTAAAATATATATTACAGGATTAACAGGTAATCCACCATTTTCTTATTTGTGGTCAAATGGTGAAACAACAAATTTCATTTCAGGTTTAACATCAGGTCCTTATTCAGTTACAGTTACTGATGGTACTGGTTGTTCACAAGGTCTTGGTACGTTAGTTAATTTTGTTCCACCATTAGGGTTAGGGTCTTTCATGTCAGTAAGTCCGACTTGTTTTAATTCAGATGGTGAGTTAACGGTAACAGTTACTGGTGGTACCTCTCCATATTATTTTTCAGGTTCTAATGGTGATAGTTCAATTACTTTTAGTAACTCGTATACATTTACTAATTTAAGTGGTGGATACTTTGGTGTATATGTAGTGGATGCGGGACTATGTATATTAAATGTGGGTACATCTATTTTAACACCTGGTGGGTTTAGTTTAGTATCCTTAACAACAAGTGATTCAATTTGTGGTAATAATGTTGGTAGTATTAATATTACATTACTTGGAGGTTCGCCACCATATGTTTATTCTATTACTGGTACATCAGGTAATATTACAACAATTAGTTCATTAAGTCCAAATTATAGTTTTATAGGATTATCTGCGGATACTTATTCTTTACAAATTTCGGATAATGGACCATGTGTTTATTATGATACTATTACAATTAACACTGTTAATAATATTGATTTATATCATAACGTAACTGGAACAACCTGTGAATTGAACAATGGTTCTATTGAACTTTATTTGAGCGGAGGTACGGGTCCTTACACATATGGAATTAATGGTAGTTCAGTTGTTACAGCTCAAAGTGCAGTCACATTTACTAATTTATATTCAGGTAATTATTTAGGTACCGTTACTGATAGTTTAGGTTGCACGGTTAATCAATGGGTTATTGTTAATAATGTTTCAAACATTGATTTCATTTTATCAGGTGTTGACCCTACAACAGGTAATGATGGAACAATATCGGTATTCATAACTGATGGGACACCACTTTTTAATATTGTTTGGAGTGATAATGTTAATGGACAAACAGGTTTAGAAATAAACAGTTTAACTGCTGGTACATATAGTGTTACAATTACTGATAGTTACGGTTGTACTTTATCAAGAACAATCGATTTAATTGGTTATAATAATCTAGTTTCATATGAGGTTTTCAACATATGTGATTCAACGTTTAACAGTAATGGTATAAACATCAAGAAAGGACCTCAACAGATGTTAAATGAAGGGTTTTATGACTTAACAACTGGTGATACAATATGTATTTTAAATAGTGCAATTTTTATTGCTCAAGTGACTATAAGTGGTATTACAACTGAACAATCTTTTTATACAGGTTATACTTTAAATGATTATCCGGCGGATAATCAATTTTACGATGTTGTTACAACATTAATAAATGCTTTTCCTGGTATCGATAATGTTATTGTTGACCCTATAAATAATTCAATTACAATAAATGCAGGATGTACTGACCAAACTGTGAGTTTATCAGATGTTTCAGTAATCATTACATTAAAGATTGATTACGATATTTCTTGTGTTGAATGTGAACCATAATAATTATGAAAAGAAAATGATACTAAAAAATGAACCAACATCTTATTTAACGGCAAACACGGAATGTGGGGTAGTTTATTTATTTCAAAATGAATGTGAACCCATTACGTTATATCCGTTAGGTGCTGAATGTTTTGTAACAGATACAACTAAAATTGGTATTTCTGACGGTTCAATTTTTCTAACTGTAACAGGGGGTACACCTCCTTATTTTATAGTTTGGAATAATGGTAATATTGGACCATATATTAATAATTTAGCTGCGGGGACATATACTGCTGTGGTCGTTGATTATTATGGTGATTTTTCAAGTACAACAACTTGTACTGTTTTACAACCAACTGTACCACCAACACCAGGACCGACACCTACACCACCACCTTTACCAAATACTATAGAGTTTTGTTTAGAATTAGATTTACAAAATTGTGCATTTACAAGTTTACACTTTAATCCAAATGGGTCTTTTAACGGTCAATACGCTTGGGTTGATGATAGTTTTGTTTATTCAATTTATTGGGATGGTGATAAATGGGTATTAGATTCGTGGAATTGTTATACAGTAATTAATAACAATCCTGCTTCACCACCAATTACAGGATGGTCAATTTTAGGAACTACAGGTTCTGTAACAGGATATTTAGGTTCTTGTACCCCATTGAGTTCACTTCAAATGAAAGTCATGTCAAATGACCCAATAAAAGGTTCTGATGGTAATATTGTTATAACCGCTAAAGATGGTAATCCTCCATATCAATATTCTATTGACGGTGGGACTACATATCAAACATCTCCTATATTCAAAGGTTTAAAGTCAGGAGTATATGCGGTACAAAGTCAAGATTCAAGTGGTAATACTGTGTATGATTCTGTTACTTTGAAAACACCATTACCATCAATAACATATTCAGTTTCTTTAAAAACTGTTTCAAGAATTTTATCTTATACATTAACAACATACTCTGTTGAATATACTACGACAATTGATGTGTTTCCAACTTTACCAAGTGGTGTTACGATTAATTTTGATTTGATACATACTAATGATTCTGAAGTTTCACCTTCACTTACATCATCAACGATTTCAACAAGTAGTGTTTTAACTAAAAACATGGTAGTCGTTCCACAAACGACAACTGTAACAACAGGTGAAACTAAAAATGGTTTGGTTTTATGTGGTTCACAAACTGTTTATCTAACTTCAGAAAGTGATACATGGTTAACTCAAAGTTTAAATAATACTGATAGTTTATATATTACTACAACGACTACTAAAATTAGAAATACTAATGATATTTGTTATGTTTCTAACTCAAATGATACATACTCTATTTATAATGTGACTATTTTGGGATGTAGTCCATGTAATGTGATTGTTAGTTAAAAAAATTAAAAAAAGGATATTTATACACGATGGGATATATTTTAAAAAATACTGCAGGATTAATAAATTCAAGATTAACGGACACTGGAAGATTAAAGTTGTCTCAAGGAAGTTTCAACATTTCTTACTTCCAAATTGGTGATAGTGAGGTTTCATATAACACACTCCCAAGTACTTATAATCAGTATGAAACAATGATTTTAGAGCCAAACTATAATTCTCAAAATTCATCATATTATCCTGAAACTAACAAACAATACATAAAATATCCTTATTTTGTTGCAGGGTCAAAAGGTAATACTTACGGTATACCATTTATGGATTCATATGTGAGTTCTGTTTACAACAGAGCGGCTATGAGAGGATTTTTTACAGGTGATTTGACGGCAACGAATATTGATTGGAGTGCTAAAACAAATAGTAGTTATGTAATTAACTCAAATTATGTTGTTGATATGACAACATTAACTGGAGGGACTACAATAAAACTTATATATTCAGGTTGTAATACGGACATAGTTAGATTACCACAAGTTGGTGATTTAGTTACAATTTATTATGATGGAGGTCAGGTTACTAATGGTTGTTATTGTGAGTCACCAACACCAACTCCAACACCATATGCAAGTCCTACACCAAGTTCGACTCCATTACCATCATTACCACCTTGTGATACACCAACACCTACACCGACACCTTCGTCAACAATTTGTGCATCACCTACACCAAAAAATTATTGTACACCAACACCAAAACCTGAGTGTGTAATTGATATTACTAATTGTTATCCTGTATTAACTTATAAAATTGTGTCAATATGTCTAAATGAAGTTACATTAGATAGAGCAACACCTGATTATAGTGTATTTTTACCAGGTTGTTATGGAAGAGCAATAATTTATCCATCAACAATGACTGAAATATATGATAGTTTAACACCAACTCCACATTGGAGAGATGATGTTATTAACTTTGAATCGATTTGTGATACTGACCAATTTGATGTTAAAATTTGGAATATGAATATTCCTTGGTCGGAAAATCCTGCAGGATTAATCTCGACAAGTTATGAAGATTATACTCAATTTGGTTCAATCAATTATTTGGGTTCTAAAGAGTATTTTGGATATGCATCATCTTCAGGACAAACTGACACTGATTCGGTTTATTTCTTCAACTCTTTTTCTGATAAAATAGTGGTAACACCTGAAGAACAAAAATCTATTGCAATAGTTCATTATACTAATCAAACTATTGATAATTTTTATGGTGAAAAATTTGCATTAGAACCATATGATGTTTCTAATCCTAATGATACAACAGGACAAGCTAGAAACTTTAGAGTTCATTTGCCTTGGTTAATGTGGCATAAGTCACCAATTTGTTGTAGTGGTCAAACATTTTGGGTTGACCCACCTGGATTTGAACAACTTAATTTATTTGAAGTTCATTATTTGGAGTCAGATAAAAATTCTGATATGAATTTACCTGGACATAGGTATTATCATTTATGGGACACTAATATTAATATTAATGGGTATCCTAATAGAGTCGGTAAGGTATTCCCTGATGATAAGATTATAATTTTTGATGATGAGGAAATCATTGCTGCGATGTCATATAAGTCTAATCGAAATTGGACATTACCTGCACCAAGAGTCTCTTTAATCACCCCCAATACATGTGGAAATGAAAACCCTGTAAATGACGGTATTTTAAGTGATAATACCGAATATCTTTATGTTACTTATAGATTAGGTAATAGTAGTGGTTTTACTAATTATCTTCATTGTAACTATTATATGAAGACTCAAGGACCTAATCTTGATTGTACGACATCGGGTTCACAAAATGTTGCGGTAAGATTTGGAGCTGAGTTCTCTTGTTTAAATTATGTCCAAGAAATTCCTGCTACTCTTACAGGATTTATTGCGGATACTTTTGAAATATTAGTGCAAAAAGTTGAAGGGGATGTTAGACCAAATTCTGCGGAATGGAAAGTGATAGATTTTTCTGACTCATTATCTGCAACAACTGTTAATGGATATATTACTCAAAATAGTTTAACAGGAAATACTTTTGTTATAACTCAAGATTTATATAATTTGGCACCAACATATGATTTAAGTGATTATATTGACTTAACATTACAAGGTTCAACAGGACAAACATTAAATTTTGGTGATGAGTATTATTTCTATGGTTCATTAGAAACTGATATTGAGGCAACAATTTATGAAATGAGATATAAAATAAATTTAGGTCAAGCTGAATACCAAAACACTACTAACCCAACTTGGTTACCTGGAACTAAATCATACATTACAGAAATTGGACTTTATGATTCTGAAAAAAATCTAATGATTGTGTCTAAAATGCAATCACCAGTTTTAAGAACAGGTATACAACAGTTTTTGGTGAAGTTTGATTTTTAATCTCTTTAACTTAAATAGCTTTACTATTTTAACATCTTTACGAATTTTATATAAAATAATATTCAATAGGTGTAACCTTATTACCTATAAAAGGATAATCAAATTATATAATGAGTAAAAATAGATTAAAGGAAAGCCCAAAAGTATTGGGATTAGACGTATCAACTCGCACAATAGGATGGGCATTATTTGATATACAAACAAAAGAATTACTAGAGTTAACTCATGTTTCACCTGTTCCTAAACCAAAAGAGGATAACAAAACTAAAGAACTTATCCTGAAGAGTGAGATTTTCAAAACAAAATTAGCACAATATAAAGATTTAGGTATTACTAAAGTTATTATTGAGGAACCATTATTGAATAGTAATAACGTATATACTATTCAAACATTATTAAGATTTAACACTTTAATTACCAAACAAATCTATGACGTTTTGGGTATTGTACCTGAATATATTTCAACATACAACTCAAGAAAATTAGCGTTTCCTGAATTAGTTCAAAAGAACGATAAAAATAAAATGGTATTATTTGGTGGTTTCCCAAAAGATTGTGATAAGAAACAAATAATTTGGGATTTAGTTGCAAAAAAAGAACCACAAATTCAGTGGCAATACACAAGAAACAATACTCTTAAAAAGGAAAACTTTGACCAAACCGATGCTTATACCTGTGTTTTAGGTTTTATGAATCAGGAAAATATTTGGTAAAAAATTATGGTTTGACAGTTACTGTCCAATTATAAGGAGCATTTTTAAGTAACAAATAATTTGGGTTTGTTAAACCTCCAGTAGGTGACTGTGGTTGATTTACAGTTGTTCCCGATAAATAAAGTGTTTTATTATATAATGTATTTGCGGTTGCTGTTGATGCGACATCTTGTAAAATATAATCAACCGATGCAGTTTTAAGATTGGTATTTCTAAAATCTAACAATAACATATTAGTCATTGCTGAGAATGTTGATGTCCATCCTGTTAATGATGGTGTACCTGCAACATTAAATGTTCTTAAAGTTGATGGGAAGTTACCTTGTATTATTTGTGGACTATCAGTAAAATTATTACTTCCTATGGTTAACGTAGTTAAAGAAGTATGACCTGATAAATTTGTAGTACCTGTTAATATATTATTATATAAACTTATTGATGTTGCGCCTTGAGTGTAATTAAAATCAAAATTCTTTAAAAGATTACTTTCAAAACTTATTGTTTTAATTGATGGTGGGAATTGTGTTGTCCATCCTGATAAACTAACACTATCTAATCTGAAAGTTTGTAATGACGTAGCACCTGTTAAATCTACAGTCCATTGTGGAACATATTGTAAAGGTCCATTATCACTCATATTAAAAGTCACACAACTTGTTGGGAAGTTACTTGTATATCCTGTTATGTCATTCAAATCCAATCTTAATGTTTGAATACTATTTGGAAATATAGGTGGTAATGTTGTTAAATTGTTATTGTCTAATCTTAATGTTGTTAATGATGTACATCCCGATATAGTATTTGTAAATGAACTTAAAACGAGATTACTATTTAAATCTAAATTAGTTAAATTCGTATTTGCCGATAAATCAATATCAAAATTACGGATTCTATTACCATTAAGATTTGCAATTTGTGTAGATAATGGTAATGTATAAGTCCATCCTGATAGTGATGAATTAGAAAAAACATTTATAAATTTAAGACCTGTACAACCCGATAAATTATTGGTCACATTAAGTATTGGTAATGATGTGTTAAGTACAATGTATATTTCAAGGAATGTTGAGCCAGTTGGTACTGTCACATTCAAGTTAGTTAAACTATTATTGTTTGTTAACCTTAAAGTTCTAAATGAACTACTTCCTGAAAAATTGTAGGTAAACCCTGACATATCAGTATTGTTTATTAATAGTTCTCTAAATACGGGTAATGTTGTTAAATTAGTTGTCGGAGTGAACTCAAAATTTTGAGACCCTGGTGAATTTGCACCATAGATATAAAAATCAATAAGTGAGTTAGGTAAACTAGAACTAAAATCAGTTAGAGTTGTACTTGATAGTACTATTTTTGTTGTTGTACTAAATGCACTAAAAGTATAACTGTTTTCTATTATGTCTGAAATGTTGTATAAATTAATTTCTCTAATATAGTTGGTTGAAAGAGAAGATGATACTTGAAAATCTTCACATGTTGCGGTATATACACTTGAACCATACGTATGATTATATGAATAATTTGCGAATCCTAGTGGATATGGAGGGTTAGTAATATTAACTGGTAAAGTTGAGGTATCACCCCAATCAATATTGAAACTACTATTAGGTGATGTTTTAAATATAATAGATAAAGGATTTGTACCTAAAATATTTGAAACTTGGAAAAACGGTGGTATAAATGGTAGAGGTGTTGGAGTTGGTGTTACATAACAGTTATATATCTCAAATCTCTCACAACCATCACTTGTTATTATTTTAATACCAATTGCTGGTATAACATCAAATGGTGGAGGTAACACAAAGGTAAATGTTGGTGGAACTGTTGAAACCACTGTAGATAAAACTGTACAATTGTTACCAAAAACATCACAAGCATAAACTGTATATGGTAAATTTAATCCTGTTATTGAATTTAATGTTATCGTTTGCATTATGAAAAATTAGTAGGTATACAGAATGGACCTATTGTTAATCTTGCTTGAGATGCTCCAAAGATGACATTAGGTCCAATTATTGAAGGTTGAGGTAACAATGAATAAGGTGATGTATTACTAATCTTATATATTGAACTATCACTTGTTACCAAATAGATTTCTGACGATTGTTCAAATATACATGATACTGTTTTACCTGGCATTCCTGAAGTAATGTCAATATCAAATTCCAATGTTCCGGATGAACTATATTGTAATACTCTTTGAGATGCACTTGGACTTGGTGTATACACTAAAACAATAATTTTATCACCTGTATCAGTTAACATTATATCTTTGTTAGCAATATAATTTAATGGTAGTGTTGCAACACTAACTACTAAAGGTGTTAGGAATAATGCTAATATAACAATTTCATTTGGAGTTACTCCAACGTTTGTACCATATAATGTGGAGTTAGTTTCTGCAAAAAGAGAACCTAACGTTACTGGTGAAGTAATAATTCTATTAAATGTAACTGAACCTGGACAAAGATTCATATCGTATTCCTCAATGGTTACACCGTCACCTCTGAGTAACCATAATTTATCTGTTGAATTTGCAATATCTATGTAACTATTTGGGAAATTACTAAATAATGTCAATGTATTTGATGATTGTTCATATGTATAAACATTATAACCCGGACCACTTGGATTACGGGACAATAAGAAAGTTGTACAATCATCAAGACAAGGTATATTAAATTCAGTATCTAAACAAGATGGTACTTGAGATGACCCTAATATCCCGTGTGAGGTGTTGTTAATTAAAGTAATATTATATGGAATTGTTGTACCAATCAAATAAACATTACCATTACCCGTCGCAACGTAAATATTACCTGAATCTTCAAATATACCCCAAGGTCCACCAGTTATAGTTGGATTAAGAGGTATAGTTAATTCTAAATTACCTGTTGAGTAATCATATTGTAATAAGTATATATCAGATGAAAAGGGGGTATCTTGAGTTGTTACTAAAAGCTTATTAGTAGTTGTTAACAACATATCTCCTGAAACCGAATGTGTTGGTGGTAAATCAAATTTATATGTTGAAACTGGAATATTAGTTGTAATATCCATTTCATAAATTGATTGAGGGGGTATGGCATTTGAAACAATTAAAGTAGTATCATTAATCACTGATAAACCATTACCTATTGGGAATGGTAAAGTTAAATTTCTATTATATATTGAGGTGAAAGGTGATAAAGTTATATTCCATTCTCTAATTGAATAATTATCAGAAGTCCATAATTTATTTTCGGTATGTGATATATCAAAATTGTAAATATTTGATGGGACAGGTAATAATGTACTTACATTTGTATTAATGTTATAACTATAAATGTTATTAAATTCGTCAACATAAATTACCGAACAAAGAGGTACAGCAATCGGACTAGCTGTAGGTGTTGGTGTTGGGGTAGAACTTGGTGGAATACCTGATATACAATCAGGACAATTATTATAAGCAATACCTGTTGTATTTGTGAAGTAATTTCCTGCGAAATAAGTAACCGTATTAAATGGTGATAAACTTGGATATGAAACAGTTTGAGAGATATACTCCCAACATGAATTCACATTTAAATCAAATAAAGTTTGACCAATCAACGATAATAATGATGGTGATGTTTGAATAACATATTCATTTGTTTTATCACATCTTCTAAATAAATAATAGAATGGTTCTAAACTTGGTGTCGGTGTAGGTGTTAATGTTGGTGTTGGAGTATTTGTTGGTGTGTTTGTTGGAGTTTGTGATACTTGAGGTACACATAAATAACACTCACCTAAATTGGAATATCCCAATGGACCGGCAATTAAAGTAATTGTATTGACACCAATAGTTTTGGTTGAGTTACCAACATAACTAATACAACTAGATATTCCATCAACATTTGATTCAAAAATCATAAATTGAGTTAACGGACCACCTAAAGGAGTGACAACTTCACTTGTGGTATAATAGAATTCTCCTGTATAACAATCTTGGAATTCTTTACTACCTGGACATTGTATAATTGAATTAACAGTTACAAAACTAACATCACCTGAAAAATTACAATAATAAGTTATAACTGGTGAAGATGTTGGTGTCGGTGTTGGTGTCGAAGTTGACGTTGGAGTTATACCTGTAATCATAACATCAATCCCAATGTTTGGACAGTAATCACTCGAACTTGGTGTTGGTGTCATTGTTGGTGTTGGTGTAACTGTAGGTGTAACCGTTGAACTTGGTGTTACTTCACAATCAAAAATTGCTGTGAAATCTAAAACAGTACAATTAACAGTTGGTGTTGGTGTTGGTGTTGGACATGCACCTATTGAAAAGTTTGAATCACATATATCAGGACAACTTGATGAACAAGGACTAGCACCAAATAATATACAACTACCACCCAAAGAAGATGATACACACCAATACTCACTTGTCCCTGTAACCCAATAAATATAATATCCATAAGTTGAGCCTAACCAATAATTACGGGTATTATATACTCCAGCTAAACTATAGCTATCATCTACATTGGGTATTCCGGTACCTGAAATACAATAAAAATTACTACAAGGCATATTATGGTGTTAAAGTTGTTATTATTTCACAACCATTATCATCTATAACTTTTATATTAAAATCATCTTGAGATTCTAAAGGTAAAGGGACGTTAAAATCATATGGTGTTGACGATATGGTGTCTATGTAAATACAAGTCGTTATTGGATTGTCACATAAGTAAACATCAAAAGGACTTGTCCCCGTCAGACCATTTATAGTAATAACTGTTGGCATTTTAAATATTATTTCAATAAATATAAGTTCAAGCAAAAACTTGTGAAGGTTGATAAACTTATTATTTTATATTATCTTATAGTTTATGACTGATGAAAAGGAAATAATTGTTGAGCTACTTACAGAATTATTTGGAAAATACAAACAACATTATCAATCTAAAGGTCAAATTGCCTTTAATTGTCCCGTTTGTGACGAAGAAAGGAACAAAGGTAATTTAGAAGTTAATTATTTTGACCACGTATTCAAATGTTGGAGTTGTGGTGACACAAGTGGAATGAGAGGACCTTTGGGTCGATTGGTTGAAAAATATGGTAATAAAAAACAAATAAAAATTTATAAAGTTTTTGCTCCTGAAAAAAACGAAGAAGTAAAAAAAGAAAAACCAAAACTTGTATTACCTGAAAGTTTTACTTTATTCAAAGACTCACACCCAAGATATCCTGTAAGATTACAAGCTTACAATTATTTGAAATCAAGAGGTATTGATGATAGTATTATAGAAAAGTATAATATTGGGTTTTGTGATAATGGTTCACATATTGGACGTATTATCGTTCCATCGTATGACAAGAAGAATGAACTCAATTATTACATTGCTCGTAGTTGGGACCCAAACAGTCGGGCTAAATATAAAAACCCCGAAGCTGAAAAAGATAAAATAATATTCAATGAACATCTAATAGATTGGAGGAAAGATATTTTTTTAGTTGAAGGTGTGTTTGATGGATTTTTCTTGGACAACAGTATCCCAATGTTGGGTAAACATTTAAGTGAATTGTTATTCACCACAATATATGAAAAGGCTAAAGGGGATATCATTCTTGCTCTTGATGGTGATGCATTTGATAATGCGGTTAAAATATATAGAGAACTAAATGGTGGTTCACTATATGGTAGAATTAAAATTATAAAACTACCAAAAGATAAAGACGTTTGTGACCTTAGAGGACAAATAGATAAATTTTACATAGAAATTAAAGACTGATGAATTTAAAAAAAACTGCGACAGAAATAAGAGAAATCTTAGAAAATAAAAGAAAAGAACTTGAGTTGACTTTTATTGAGGAAGACCACAAATATTTCATGAAAAATAAAGATGGGGAAATAAAAAGTGATTTCCCATCGGTATCAAAAGTTATGAAATTATTTTACGATGAATTCCCAACAGAAGAAGCTGCTGAAAAGAAATCAAAGGGTGACCCAGTTTTAAAACAAAAACTTATTGAAGAATGGGCTGCCGCTGGTACATACTCAACTAATATGGGTAGTCGGGTACATTACTTTTTGGAACAAAATACGATTAATTTATTTGGTGACTACAAAGAAGTAAGACAACCAATTTTTGATTGTGACTTCACTCAAATATTGAAGGGTGATAGTATGATTTCTGCGGGTAAAAATTATTTGAAATTAATGATTGAAAGAGGTGCTGAATTATTAGATACTGAAATTGTTTTAGGTGACCCTGATTTAGGATATACTGGACAACCTGACAAAGTTTGGTTAATTCCTAACAAAGATGGTGATGAGTTTGGTTTAGTTATTACAGACTGGAAAACTAATAAGAAAAAAAACTTTGAAGAAAATCAGTTCACTAAACGAATGAAGTTCCCATTCAATGACCTACCTAATAACGCTTTGGGGCACTATTATATACAACTACCACTATATGGTAAGTTAATTTTAAAGATGCTAGAGGGAACTAAATACGAAAAAATTAGGATATACGGGGGAATAGTTGTACTTTTGAAGGATGATGGTGATTATGAAGAGTTTCGTATACCGAAACAAACTTTAACCACAGTTTTGGAAATGGATATTGGTAAATTCTTAAAAAAATAAATATTATGAAAACGTTTAACTTGTTATTAGTTTCTTCTCTTTCAGTACTTTTAGTTAATGCTTCTTTTAATCTTGAAGTACCTAACCCTGAACCTGTGAAACCAAAGACACATGCTGAAAGAATGTATGACGCAATTACATTTTATGCTGACTCTTTTAAGGTTCCAATTAATATTGCATTTAATGTTGCTTACATGGAAACAACTTATAGAGGACCTCATGATACACTATATGTTCATAATAAAACATCTAAAGCGGGTGCGGTAGGTCCAATGCAGATTATGCCACAATACGCATCACATTATGCGGGGTTTAACGTTACAAAAAAACAACTAAGAGATTCTTTAGAGTTAAATGTCATGATTTCCATGAAAATTCTATCAAGTAATTACAGGAAAACAAAAAATTGGATGAGAGCGTTGGGAAAATATAATACTGGTAAACCATGTGTTAACAGATATGCTAAAAAAGGTGTTGTTAAAGATTATAAAAAGAATTGGGTGTTACCAAAACCTGAAGATGAGATTACTCTTGTTGATTTAATGAAATAAAACTATTATAATTAATAAAAACTATTATGGATAATTTAGATTTAAGACCCAAAATTGATTTGAAACAACAACCTACTGTTACTTGTAGTGAGTGTGGTAGTAAGTTCTTCAAAGAAGTGGTACTAATTAAAAAAGTACCGGCATTATTAACAGGAAACAGTGAAGATACATTGGTCCCTTTCCCAACATACAGATGTGATGACTGCGGACACGTAAATGAAGATTTTGATTTATTTGAGAAATGATAAATAAAGTAGTACATTTTTCTGACCTACACATTCGTCTTTTTAAAGACCATGAACTTTACCGAAGTATAGTTCAGAATATGTTAGATGAGTTTGTTGAACTTAAACCTGATAGAATCGTTTTTACAGGTGATTTGGTACATTCTAAAAATCAAATGACACCTGAACTAATTGAGATGGTTTCTTGGGTTTTAAATGAATGTTCTAAAATTGCTAAAACAGTTTTAATCATTGGTAATCATGATTTCCTTGAGAACAATATGTCAAGATTGGATGCGTTAACACCGATAATTGATTCATTACAAAATGATAATATTGTCTATCATAAAAATCGTGGTGTTTATGAAGATGATAATATTGAATGGGTTGTTTATTCATTGATTGACCATAACATCCCACCTGATATTCAAAAGTCAGATAAACTAAAGATAGGTTTATTTCACGGACCAGTTCAAGGTTTAACAACTGATATAGGTTATAAGTTTGAAACAGGTTTTGAAACTGATAAATTTGATGGTTGTGATTTAGTTTTTTGTGGGGATATTCATAAGAGACAAATCTTTAACATACCTGGTGGTAAAAAAGCATATATGGTTGGTTCAACCATACAACAAAATTATGGTGAGACAATTAAAAAACATGGATATGGTATCTATAATGTAGTAAACAACACTTATGATTTTGTTGATTTAGATAACCCAAAACCATTTCTATCATTTAAAATGAAATCATTTGATGATATAGTTAATGGTACAGAAAAATTATCAAATTTTTAAATGTATTCAGTTGAAGTAAAAAATAACAAAGAAATTTATGATTTCTGTATGATAAATGGTATCACAGATATTAATAAATTTATTCAGGAATGTTTTAAACAGGGTTTTGATATTAAAAGATACGGTCTTTTAGGTGAAACAGGTAAGAAAGAGGTGATTGTTGAAAAAACGGTAGAAGTACCTATTGAAGTTATCAAAGAGATTGAAAAAATTGTTGAGGTAATTAAAGAAGTACCTGTTGATAGAGTAGTTATCCAAGAGGTTGTTAAGGAAGTTCCTGTGGAAACAATAGTTGAAAAAATTATTCAGGTATCTGACGACACACAAATAAATGAACTGTTGTTAAAAATACAACAGTTGGAAAATAGACAACCTGAAATTGTTGAAGTGATTAAAGAAGTGACTGTTGAAAAAAGTAATGATAAAACTTTAATGTTACAGGAAACATTAGTTAAATTAAGATTAGAAATTGTTGATAAAACAAAAAAAATAGAAGAATTAGAAATAAAAATAAAAACAATGGAATCCAATATGAGTCAACCGGCTTTTTATTTAAAGGGTTCCAACTTAAATCAAAAAATGTAATATGAGTACTTTAGCTTGGATTTTAATTGCGTATGGGATGACTAATATTTTAGTTTACGGTTCCATTTTTAATAAACAAAGAAATTTCATTCACAAATGGGGTGGTAATGAAGATAATATTTTTTATGGGTTGGGTAACTTTATATCAGGATTAATATCATGTGTAATGTGTACAAGCACATGGGTTGGATTTTTCCTTTCATTAGCATTTTTCTCACCAACCCAACAATTATTTGACACTAACGAAATTTTGTCTATATTTTTTGACGGGATGTTAGCATCAGGTTCAGTTTGGGCTGTTAATGCGATAATTGAATGGTTTGAACAAAACCGACCACAAAACACAAATCTTTAAAAACAAATATATATGCCAGTATCAAGAAACAGAGGTGGAGCTAAGGCCCACAGATTGCGAGTTAAAAAAAGAAACATTAACGTCGCAAATGCAAAAACAAATTTCCAAAAACAATACACAAAGTTAATGGAAGAAAAATTGGAGGAAATGAGAAGTCAACTTTCAGCACAGACTGAAACAACTGAGATTTCTGAAAATGTCTAATAATGGATTTGTTTAATCCATCACCAATTTTAAATTATTTACATATGACTCATGACTTAGATTTGAGTAAGCTTGACAACCCATATATACAAGTTGTATGGGAGGATTTTGCTGAAAACTTTACTCAAGAAAAAATTAAAAGCGTAAGACAATACTTCCAAAAAAAGTATCAATCTACTAACGTAAATGTAATTACTAAAACTAAAGCTGTTGATAATGACACGGTAAATAACGTTGACATATCATTCAATATTTTAGACAAAAATTACCAATTAGAGTTAGTTAAGTCTTATCTCAAATCTAAGTCAAATGAGGATTTGTATGATGATATTTTTAAATTGGATAATGCGGTTGATAGTAAACTCATATTAAATCAAACTGAAGTAACACCATTTAAAAAATGGTTTATTAAGAATATTGAGTTTTCAAATTTTTTATCATACGGTGAAAATCAAAGACTTGATTTTGATAAATGTGATGGTATATCGGTAGTTGAGTCTAACCCACCTAACTTTGGAGGAAAGACGGTTCTTTCAGTAGATTTATTATTGTTTTTATTTTTTAATGAAACAACAAAGACTACAAAGGCTGAAGAAATCTTTAACCGATTTACCGATAAAAACTCGGTAGTTGTTAAAGGTGAAGTCATGATTGATGGTGAAGACTACATTATCGTTAGAAAGATTGAAAGAAAACTTTCAAAAAGTAATGAATGGAATGTTAAAACTGAATTAGATTTCTTTAAGAAATTATCAGACGGTAGTCTACAGAATTTTACTGGAGAACAACGTAGAGAAACTGAAGCGTTTATTAAAACATCCATTGGTTCTAAAGATGACTTCTTAATGACTATTCTAACAACAGCTACAAATTTAGAGGATTTGATTGATTCTAAACCAACTGCAAGAGGACAGGTCCTTTCAAGGTTTATGGGATTAGATTTTTTAAAGAAAAAAGAAGAAGCGGCTAAAGAAATTTATTCAGATTTTTCTAAATCAATGTTATCTAATGTTTATAACAGTGAACAACTTAAAAATGAAATTCAGGAAAACATTGAAAAAATAGATAGTCTTAAAGATGGTAATTTAGAGTTAGAAAAAACTTTAAGTGACGTTATTGATAGGATTGGTAAGGGTCAAGAATATCGTGATAATTTGTTAAAGAGTAAGTTTACTGATATTGATAGAGAGATTAGTTTACTACAACCTGATAAAGTTAATAGTGAAATAAGTTCTATTAATTTACAGAAATCTAATGTTGTATCCCAACTTAATGAGATAAAAGTTATTGAACCGTCTCAATATTATCATGAAGATGAACATGATAAAATTAAATCGGAATACCAAGTACAATACCGAAAGAAAGTTGAAACTGAAACTAAAATATCTTCGTTAGAACAGTTAAAGAGTTCGGTAAGCAATGGTATTAAGTGTGAACACTGTGGTATTGAACTTATGAATGCTGCAATAACACAATCAAAGATTGCTGAACTTGACGGACTTATTGTGAAAAAAACCCAAATTGAGGGGGTAATGTCTGAGTTATCAGGCAAAGAACAAGGTTTTGTTCAACTTAAAAAAGACTTTGATGAGTATGAGAAAAACAAATTGGTTAAAGAAAAGTTAGAAGTTAGTATTGAAAGTTTTGATTTGAAAATTGAGAACTTAAATAATAAATTAATCAAGTATCAAGAAATTCAAGATAAGATTTCAGAGAACATCAAAATTGAATCTCAATTAATAAAAGCTGGGATGAGACTGGATGAACTTGACGCTGAGAAAAGAGGTGTTGAAAACAAGATTAACACTAATAATTTTACAATTAAAAATTCTGAAGATAAGATTGATTCTAATAAAAAATTAATAGAAAAAATTAAAGAAGAATCCGAGAAAGAAAAAATATACAAAATATATTTAGAAATCTTTGGTAAGAATGGTGTATCAAAAATGATTATGAAAACAATGATGCCTTTGATAAATTCAGAATTACAAAGATTGTTAGAGGATAGTTCACATTTTAGATTAGAAATTAGAATCAATGATAAGAATGAGGTTGAGTTCATTATGATTGACAATAACACACAAGTTGAAAAATTAATGGTTTCAGGTTCAGGATATGAAAGGACTATTGCGTCATTAGCTTTAAGAGCGGTATTAAGTAAAATTTGTTCATTACCAAAACCAAATATTATTGTGTTTGATGAGGTATTTGGTAAGATTTCTAACGATAATTTAGATATGGTTTCTGAATTTTTTACAAAGATTAAAGAATATTTTGAAAAGATTTTTGTTATTACTCACAACCCATTAGTAACCAATTGGTCGGATAATGTTGTTAGAATTAAAAAAATTGATAATATTAGTTTTGTGACTCAGTAATTTAGTTTATATTAGCAAAAAATATATTATGAAGTACATCTTATTCTTGTTTGGTAAAAGTGATGACCAAGAAGTTTTTGTGGATAAAATTGCAAAGTTTTTAAGTTTATCTATGAAAAGCGATTCAGTTAGATTTTATTTTGGTGAAAGTGCTGCAGTTTTTACATTTGATACTGATTTAAATTTAAAAAATGTCACATCTAACCTTGACGAATTATTTAATAAACCTGAAATAATTTATTTCCTTTTACCATATAGGACTGACAATTTGTCAGTAAAACTTGACTCTATTACACAAACTCATCTATTTGGCACTGATGATGATATTATTACGGATAATGAATTTTTGAAAATAATTAAAGATAGAATTGAAAAAAACCTTATATTTGACGAAGAAGAATATGAGGACGATGACCTTTGTTTAACTAACAAAGTGAAAGAACCATTACTTGATGACATTTTAGATAAAATATCTCATAGTGGATTATCTTCTTTAAGTGAATACGAGAAAAAACTTTTAAACGAATACTCAAAATAAAATATGAAACAAAAAAACTCATCAATCCCAATTAACCAAGAAGAAATTCAACATTACTTAAAAGATATTCGTAGAATAAAAGTAATGACCCCTGAACGTGAGAAAGAATTGTCTAAACTAATAATGGATGGTAACATTTCAGAAACAGAGAGACAAAAAATTAATAAAGAACTTTTAGAGGGTAATTTAAGATTTGTGATAACAGTTGCTAAACAATACCAAAATCAAGGTTTAGATTTTCCTGACTTGATTGCTGAAGGTAATTTAGGGTTAATGAAAGCAATTCAAAACTTTGACTGGTCAAAAAACTTACGTTTTATATCTTACGCAGTATGGTGGGTTAAACAATCAATTTTACAATCTTTAAATGACAACGCTCGTACCATACGACTACCTGTTAACGTTGTACAAGATTTACAAAGAGCGAAAAAACAAGTTGAAAATAGTGGGGCTAAGTTAGATGATAAGTTTGAAAATTTACCATCTATCATTGACTTAGACATGTACATCAATGAGGAAGGTGATACATTAGTGGATATTATTAAAAATGAAGATGCTGATATGCCTGACGCGATTTTTAGTAATGATGGGGTCTTAAAATCACAACTAATGTCAATCCTCAGTATTTTAGATGAAAGAGAAAAAGTAATCATACAAGACTATTTTGGTATCTCAGGAACCCCAAGAACATTAGAAGATATTGGTGGTGACTTTAATCTTACAAAAGAAAGAGTTAGACAGATTAAAGAAAAGGCATTACGAAAATTAAGGAACGAGAGTTCTGTTTTATTCGACTACTTGTAGAAAAAATAAAAACCTTCTATTTATTATGATAGAGGGTTTTTTATTTTATTAAAAAAAAATTATTATGAAAAATTTTATTGAGTTAGTAAAAAAATATAAGTTGTATATTTTATCCGCATTATTTGTGATTTTCTTTTTTAGGTCATGTAGTAAATCAGGACAGATAAACAAATTAGAAAAGTCCGAAATAAAAAAGGAAAAAATGATTGATAGTTTAAGTAATGTGATTAAGAGTCAGGAGTATACTATTAATAATATTTCAGAAGTTATTCGACTTGAAAAAGTTAAAGTCCACACTGAATATGATAATTACATTTCAAGTAAAGATAGAGGTGAGCAACTTATGGAACTACATATGATAGTTAAACAAAATATTAAAGATTTACAAAAATGATTAAAATTTGGGAATGGATAAAGAATAATCCTAATAGGACCATGTTTTTGGTTCCTATTTTTTTAGTTGCAGGTATTTCCATTTCACACGTGGTTTCATGGTATGATATTGCAAACCCTTTTAGTTGGGCGGTTTATTTATCTATAGCAATTGAGGTGGGAGCAATGACCGCTTTGGTTGCTGCAACTAATAAGATTAAAGGTGGTGTTTGGTTTATGTTTGGTCTCATCACATTAATTCAAATGATAGGGAATGTATTCTTCTCATATAAAGAAATTGATTCTAATAGTGACTTATTTAAATCTTGGGTAGAACTTACAGGTCCTTTATTTGAAGGATTAGGTTCCGACCCTTCAGATGTTATATCACAAAAGAGATGGTTAGCATTTTTAGAAGGTGGGTTACTTCCAATAATTTCATTAACATCGTTACATTTCTTTACAAAGTATGAAAGTGGTAAAAAAGACGAAACTGTTGAAATTAAAAAGGATGAGAGTCATATTGAAGATGTTAAATTAAAAATACGACAAGACGAACAACAACAAGTAGAAATTGTTCATCTCTTCCAAGAAGAAGTAAGTAACCAAGTAACCGACCAAGTAACCGACCAAGTGACCGTACATGATGAGATTACAGAAACTTTTGATATTGATGAATCTAACATACAGGAAGAAAATAACGAAAACAATAAAAAAAGAATAGTGTATTCTAAAACTGTTTAATTTTTAATGGTTGATGAATGAAATCATTAAATATGGTAAATTTAAACCGACAGGTAAACAAAAAAAGAAAAGTCAAATAATTCTTGTTCATACTGGAAGACCCATTGAATCTTACTTATTAGGTTTAAAGTATAGATTCAACGGGAAGTATCAAAAAATTCCAAATTATATAATCGGTAGAGATGGTAAAATATTAGAATTATTATCTAATACTGAGTATTCTAGTTTTTTTAATTCACCTGATGTAAATCGTAATTCAATAATCATATCATTAGAAAATTTAGGTTGGTTACATAAAGAACCTTTAAATGATTATTACGTTAACTGGATTGGTGATATTTATAAGGGAGATGTTTTCGAAAGAAAGTGGAGAGATTATTTTTTTTGGCAACCATATACAACAATACAGTTAGAAAACACTGCAAAACTGTGTAAAACGTTGTTTAATGAAGTTCCAATTGAAAATAATGTTTTGGGTCACAACACCAAAATAAGTGGGGTTGATAAGTACAGAGGGATAGTGAGTAGGAGTAATTTCGGAATTGAATTCACTGATGTGAGTCCAGCATTTAACTTTGAAATATTTTTAAAAAACATAGAAAATGAATAATACACATGATGAAATAAAAAATTTATTGAAAGCTTCAAGAAACATGCTTTCTAAGCCAATAAATGAAGAGCAAGTAAAAAATATTAGACAAAAATATTCATTACTTACTGAAGAAGAATATGAGACCGGTTCATCGGTTGTTGATAAAATAAACGTTACAAAATCTGTTGACGACAGAATAGATAGTGATGTTAAATCAAAAAAAGATAAAACTCAATCTTACAGGATTTCCGGTGGTATTTTAGTTCTACACGGTAAAGAACAATCTGAATTAGAATTAACTACTGATGAAAAAATTGCATTCCAAGAAACAATGGATGAGTTTGTTGCGGAAGTATCTGATTTAGTGGATTTCAATAAACTGAATGTTTATACAAATAATGTTGAATGGTCAGGTAAAATAATTGATTTTGATATTGATTTTTTCTTTTCAATAGGGGAAGAAAATGGTATGTATATTAATGGAGAAATGATTAAAACTGACGAATCGTTTTTAGAATTACTTACTAAATTAAAGACTTTTTATCAGAAGTTTAAATCTAAATGGGCTAAGGTATTAGCATCAAGGAAAAAAACTAAAAAAGAAGATGAAGAATAGTATAGTCGGTGTCTTATTTTTAATTATAATCGGTTTGTTTGTTTATGAAAGTATTACAACAAATAAAATAAAAACTGATGTTGAAAAGTATCAAACTTCAATAGACAGTCTCCAAACAAAAATTGATTCGGTATCATTAATCAATAAAGAATTGGATAATAAGCTAGCTGAACTTGATACAAATATTGCTGAGATTACTCAAGAAATTGAATTGGTTGATAACAACATAAACGTTATAAAAAACAAAACAAATGAAAAAGTTGATATTGTTGACCATTATGACAACGCTGAGCTTAATCAGTTTTTCACAGGTAGATACGGGAATTAAAGACACTACCAAAGTTATTATCAGTTCTCAAGTTGCAAGAAAAATTGCTAAAGACTTAGTTAGACTAGATGGATGTATTCAAGAGAATCAAGAATTGTACTCTAAAATATCATTGATTGAGGACCGAGAAAAACAAAAAGATAGTAAGATTCAAATTTTAGAGGAGAAAGACTCAAATAATCAAGAAATTATTCATGATAAAGATTTACAGATTTATCAGTACGAACATCTTACTGATGATTTACAGAATGAAATAAAAACCACTAATGATAAATTCATTTGGTGGAGACGAGGAACCATTGCAAGTGGTGGTGTGATAATCTTACTTTTAATCTTTGCGTTATAATGAAATTAAAAGAAAATTTAACTGACGATTTTAAACAAAAGGCTAGTAATTATATTATGAACCAAAGTAATATATCATCAAGTCCTGAGGGTTCTGTAACTGGTTTTCAAACGATAAATAAACTGAATAATGAATTAACAGAAAAAAAAATGAAAAACAAACCAATTAACAAGGGGTTTAAAAAAAGTAATGTTACTGATTTAGTTGGTAAAGGTAAGATGGATTTACCAATTGGTAAATTATATTCATTTGGTAAATCTCAGACTAATGAAGACAAAAGGGCTAAAGAACAATTTAAATTAGATTTAAAGAACGACCCTGATTTCCAAGACATTAAAAAAGATGCTGGAGAATTCGGAACTCCAAATGTATCACTTAACGACCCATTTATCAAAAAGAAAAAATATAAGCACATTCCTAAAATTGAAAAAATTGATGAAGAATGGTCTGAGAAATATAAGAAAAGTATAGATTGTAAGAATCCAAAAGGATTCTCACAGAAAGCTCATTGTCAAGGAAGAAAAAAGAAAGGGGAACAAAGTGAAGCAACAGGTGCTGGTTCTGCGGGTGGATTTGTTGCTCCTGTAGGATTTGACCCTAATAGTGATTTTGTTAAAAGAAGTTTTTCAGAAAAACCCAAAAAAGTTGAAACAAAAGAAGCGACAGGTTCTGGGTCATCTGGTTCATATGAAACTACTGCGGCTTGGGCTAAATCTACAAAGAAAAAAGATTGGAGAGGTGCTTCTAAACCACAAATACCTGGAGGTAAATTTGTTCAGGTTAAGAAAAAATGTAAAAAGTTTCCATACTGTAATCAAGGTGACATCAACTCATTGAACATTTGGGAAAATGAAACTTTAAAAAAAGTTATATCTAATGTAAGTCAAAAATACAATATAAGTGAAAATGTTGTAAAAAATATTATAGCTTACGAATATGATTTGATTAAAAGATAAAATAATAGATATTTATAAATAAAAAAAATGAAAAACTCTAAAGACAAATACATCAATTCATTAGTTTCAAGACTAATTAACGAAACTTTGAATGATAAGGCGGACAGTTTAGTATCAAAAATTAAATCAAGTATGGACGAAGATTTAGGTGGTATGGAAGATTCACATCCTCGTTTTGGTAACCTTAACTTTTCTGATTACACAAGTGATGAGATTAAAAATATGTTAAGAAAACCAATGATTGAACCAAAAGATATTACAGTTGATGATGAAGAAGGGTATGATGATGAAGATGATGATATGATGTATGTACCAAAAAGAAGAAAAACTAGTTTTGAAGATGAAGAAGAAGATGAATATGATTCTTATGAAAACATGTACGAAGAATTAGAAGAAGGTATGGGTATGGCTTGTGAGTCATGTGGTGGAACTTTATCTGAAGGTAAATGTACTGAATGTGGATGGTCTAAAGACTCAATGGAAGAAGAATATAGTAAAGAAACTAAATTTAGACCTGCAGGGTCATCATTTGACTATGTTCAAGAAGAAGATATGGAAGATGAAGAGGGTGTAGACCAAGATATGTCTTCAGCTTATGAAGAAAGAGTATCAAGATTTTGTGATACTGAAAGTGAAGATTATAATGAAGAATCTTGTAACTATTTGAAGAATGATTTTTTAACTGAAGAAATGAAAGAAGCTCTTCACGGTAAACAAAGAAAATTAGATAAGAACAAAAACAATAAGATTGATTCTGAAGATTTCAAAATGTTGAGAAAAGGTAAGAAGGAGACAAAAGAAGGTAAGAAGTTTCCTGATTTAACAGGTGACGGTAAAGTTACTTATGCTGACATATTAAAAGGACGTGGAGTTAAATTGAAATCAAAAGTTGCAGAATCATTACAGTTAACTGAAGATGAGTTAGTATCTTTAATTGAAAAAATCATTAAAGAAGATAAAAAAACAAATTTTAAAAAGTCTAATACAAAAGGTTTGGATGTTTATCAAAAGGCTCATACAGGTTCTGGTAAAGAAAATAATGAATATTTGAAATCTGTTGCTAAAAAAATGAAGGAATATCTGAAAGATGGTTCTAAGGGTGAATATGAGGAAAATCCTAAACATTTCCCTAAGAATAACGGACAAATAGAGAAAATGAAAAAAGCTACTTATCAAGTATCTAAAGAAGGTGAAGAATTTTTAGATGATTATATGAGACCTGGTATGGAGAATCTTGATTATGATGAGGTACATCCTAACGAAGATTGGATGAAAGACAATATTGAGGGTTCATCAAGAACAGGTAATAATCCTGATTGGGGAAATGCTGAAGAAACAGATTTAGGTGCAAAACTTAATAAAAAACGAAAAGAAAATAAATTTGCTAAAGCTAGAAGAATGGCTGCAAATAAATCACCACAACCTGTTGTTAGTGATAAACCAGGTCAAGAGTCAGGAAAAGGGTTAAATATTAAACTTGAGTCAACAGAAAACAAAAAAAATGAATTGTTATCTGAAGAGTTCAACAGAATGAAAAATTTGATGGGTTACAATAAAAAAACTCAATAATTCACATTTTAAAAACTATGATTATAATTTCTCCATAAGAGTTTCTTATGGAGAATTTTTTTAATTATATAACCCAACCCGTTAAACCTGAAGACGTTGAAAAATGGTTTAAGGGTAATAACATCTTAAACGAAAAGTTGGAATTATTTTCTGATTTTTCCCATTCTTTAAATTTATTGATAGTTGAAACATATTTGGGTCAACAGGATTCTCCGAATGAAACAAAAATACTAATGTCTGATGAAGATAATAGTAAACATTTTGAATGGTGTTGGGATAAAACAGTTAATAATTTTCTTAAAGAAGATTTAAATTTTGAAAACAGAGGGGAACACTTTGATTATTTTAAATCATTCTTCGATGAAATCTTTTACACTCAAAAAGACGATAAGATAAGAAAATCAATTACAAATTTCTTTACTGATTTATTTGATATAAATAAACCATTTACAAAATCTGATTTGGATATGGTCTCAACAATTTATAAAATTTTAGATAAACATTTAAGTAAAAAATCTTGATTTTTATTTACTACGGATTAAAAAAACTTACAATTATATTGTTACAATAAACATAAATTTTTATTATAATGGAAACGTTAGAACAAATCAAAACATTGACCGAAGAACTTTCAGTGGACGCTACAAAATTCTTCAAAGGAAATAAAAGTGCTGGAACTAGAGCTAGAAAAATTGCTCAAGACTTGAAGTCACTTTTACAAACTTTGAGAAATGAAATTTTGGACGAAAGAAAAAAAGATGAGAATGCTTAATATAGATAATATTTTTATATTCTTCTTTATTTTTTCAACACTGTATATTATACGGACAGGGTTTAAATTTATAAGTGCCCTATTACAAAATCCACCATCAAAAATGGTGATTAGTAGTAGGGAACTTATATTTTTTGGGGTATTTCTATCATACATTATCACATATTTAATTAACTAATATGAGTTTATTTAAAGAATTTTCACAACTATTACCATATCTACAGTCAGTAAGAAAACTTGAAAAATATTTGAGTTTTGATGTACAATTTCCAAAAACATGGAAAATACTAAAAAAATATGTTAACGAAGAAAAAGTTTTACAACAGGAAAGTAAAAATACTGAAGAGAGATTGTTTTCTTTTGTTAGCGAAATAAATGAAGAAGATGTTAATCTAACTATTGATAATATCAAAAATATCATTTCTTACAATTTAGAACTTGAAATGAAAGAAAAATTGTTTGATGATAAAGTTAATGAATTAAAAAATATTTTTGAAAAACAGAATTTAAATTCGTTAAAAAATCTACAATTCCAAATACCGAAAAATAAAATTAAACTGAGTGATGATGAAGAACCAATCCAACCTGAAGTGGTATCAGAGTGAAATTAACAAAGACAAAAAAGATTTAGATAATCAAAAGTTAAAGTTAATTAATGAAATAAAAAAATTCAAAAAAGAAGAAATTGTGCCTCAGCCACCTAAAAAATTAAATTTATGGAAACGAATAATCAAGGTATTAACCAATTAGTTGAAAAAATGGCATTATTTACCGATGCTATGGATGAAATGTTTCCAAAAGGTAAAAAGATTGTTTTGGTTGAGTTACCAATCCAAGAATTTACTCTTACAAAACTTCAATTTGGAAACAGTGATTTAAATACTAAAAAATTTACAGTTAATATATCAGGACTTGAATTTGTATTTATTCAGGATGGGTTGTTGAATGACGAACCAAATAGTTTTTAGGGAAACCTTTTTCGACTAAAAGATTATATAGATATTTTCTTTGAGTGGTTGAAGTATCTTTAACTAGTAGACAATTTTGTTTATTGTTATCCATCAAATATTGTGTCAAAACATCAATAAATCTTTCGGAGTCGGAAATAGTTTTAAAGGTGAATAGATTGAAATCATCATCATTTTGAACAATAATTTTATTATTTAATTTAGATATTAGTGTCAGACCTGATTCAGATAAATAAGATTTTATAAACTCATGTATTGTTATTTTTTCTTTCGTTTGGTAATTAACAAAAGTTTCTTCAATATTGTAGTTTAAAATTTTGGTAATTATAAAATTATCGTCATCCAATTCAACTTTAACCTGTCTACCTATTTCATCCTTTAAGAATATGGGTAAAAATGTTCCTGAAGTTTTTTCTAAAATTGATAATTCATAATTAGAATGTTGACCACCCTCAATTTTTTTAGGGAATAGAACTGAATCACTTTCAATCATAAGATTTTCAAAAAAAGTTTTTGCCTTTTTATGTGTTTTAAACTTATTGATTATTTTCTTTTTTACCTTATTTTTGAATAATACTATTTGAAAATTATAATCCATTACAAAAAAATAAAATTTATAAATATTAAGTAAATGAACGAATCAAGTTTCTACGATGTTTTAGGTGTTAAAGAAAACGCGACTGCTGATGAGATAAAAAAAAGTTACAGAAAATTAGCTGTTGAACATCATCCTGATAAAGGTGGTGACGAAGAAAAATTCAAAAGAATTTCTGAAGCTTACGATATTTTGGGTGATGAAGATAAAAGGAAAAAATATGATAACCAAAAAAACAACCCTTTCTCAAATATGGGAGGTGGTGGTTTTAATCCATTTGAGGACTTGTTTAATAGTTTTAATCAAGGTCAAAGAAGACAAACAGTACCTGATAAAGTTATTGACTTAGAATTAAATGTTGTGGAATCATATCATGGGTCTGACAAAACAATAAACTATTCTAGAAAACATTCATGTAAATCATGTTCATCAACTGGTGGTGAACGTAAGAATTGTCAAAAGTGTCAAGGACATGGTTTTATAACTATGAGAGTTGGTAATGGTATGTTTGTTCAAATGGTGAGACAAACATGTGACGTATGTAACGGTGAAGGGTCACAGCTCATTAAAAAATGTAATACTTGTAATGGTGCTGGTACTGTTTCTGAATTTGAAACAATATCTGTTAATATTCCATCAGGTGCTGATGAAGGTCAATTTTTTAAATTACAAGGTAAAGGTGATTTCCATAAAGGAATTTACGGAAATTTAATTTTGAAAATTAAAATAGTATCTGTTAATAATTTTGAAAAAAATCTAAATGATTTAATTTATAATGCTTATTTGAATTTAGAAGAGATACAAAGAGATGTTATTACAATACCTCATCCTGATGGTGATGTTACTGTTAATTTACCAAAAGTATTTGACACATCAAAACCCCTAAGATTGAAATCAAAAGGGTTTAAGGGTACACCAAATGGTGATTTGTACGTTAAGATGTTTGTTAAATTTGAAAGGTAAAATTAAAAC